ACCTATTTTACAATCATAGGAAACAGCAAGTTTATAGTATGAGGCAAGATTGCTTGCCCCACGGAGATTTTATAAGGTATCAAATCGGGGATTAGCACAGCTTGGTAGTGCGTCCGCTTTGGGAGCGGAAGGTCGCAGGTTCGAATCCTGCATCCCCGACCAACTAATATGAGAAAATGGTGGAGAATCTGGGCGCAGTCCCTCGGTGAAAAGGTTGGCGAAACTAATCGCCAAGCAGACTCTGTTGCTGTCATCCGTACAATTTGGTGGTTCACTCACATGGCAACTTGTATCTTCATTATATTGAACGCGATTGCTAATCACGGTTGGGGATTGATCGGACTGTGATCACCTACCATCCTCTCAAATATGATGTGGGATACTGGGTCGTTGAAGACATCGACTCAATATTAGATTTCGATGTTTTCGTTGCTGGTGTTAAAAACTGCGAGTATGTTGATGAAGGCAATCCATACAACCCTTTCTTCAATAAAATGATTTCCCAACTGGATGGGACAATAGCGATATACAATTTCTTACATGAGTTCTACAGAGAGTATGTTAATTCTGAGGCGAAACCAACCTTCGCTAACACTTCCTCTTGGTCAAACTATTACTCGAAGGAAATGTTTGGTTGTTATGAGCAAGCACTAATCCCTCATCAAGATATTGAAGAAGGATTTTATGACACTGGAATAGCATGTAATCTTTGGTTGACTGATGATGTGGAACATAGCGGCACTAATCTATACAAGTATCACGGCGAAATGATTGACAACAAGTATGACTTTCGCGTAGACCCCAACCACGCATTGAATGAAAGTTATAATCGCTTGAAAGATATGCCGAAGAAAACTCAATATATAAACTATGATTGGGAAACTTGGGGATTTGAGTTTCTAGGCATGGCACCGTCGAAATACAAAACCATGACAATCTACAAAACGAACGTACCGCATTGTGCTTACATTCCCTATGACATTGAAGTGAGGCACGGTTGTTCGTTCGTGTACGAATGCGATGCTTGACAATCTAACAGAAAAGTTTTTTGTAGGAAGAAAAAGAAAAAAGAAGAACGTATCTGCAAGAGAATATCATATCCCGTGTATGGACGAACAAGGGCAATGGTGGTATGGGTACGAAAAAATACAGATCGTAAAACATCCGGAGTGGTCGAAAGAATTATGGCGAAAGAAGAACTCGTTAGATGGGGAAAAATAATATTGATCGCCCCAATAGCACTGGTTTGGGATGCAACTTACTGGTGTATAGGCAAACTCTACAAAGGAGCGTCTTGGGTAGATTTAGTGATGGGCGAAAAGATAGATGCTTGGTTAAATAAATGAAAGGGGAGCAGATGCTCCCCTTGATACCAGATTATCTAGTGTTACAAAAGCCACAGTAAGAGTAGCATTGCGCCACCCCCAAGTAATAGTGAAGGGAGGTGAAGTTTTCCGATAAGAGGAAGTTGCATTTCCATACTGTTACTCCTTTTGTCGTTATAGACCACATGGTCAGTTATTATTTAGTCTCGAGATGACTCTAAACTCGCTCTGGTCGGTATGCGCACCGTCACCTGAGTAAGTGGGAAAACTGCTCGCTTTAAGGAACTATATGACCACGGCATTGATTATACCATATTATGAAGACCCTGATAGACTTGAGGGTATTTTGTACAATGATTGTACATTCAAGTATTTTGACAAAGTTATAATCATCGATGATGCCTCTCCCAACTATCCCGCCAAACCTATAGTACAGTCTCACATCGAAGAATGTTGCTGTAACAGAAAGAAGGTCATGCTCTACAGAGTCGCAGTTGACTATGGGTTCAACGCTCATGGAGCGAGAAACCTTGGTGCTTCTGTTGCCGCTGGACATGACTGGTTGATGTTCATGGACGTTGACCAGGAACTCACTGAGGACTTCTGTGAGGCATTACAGAAGGACATCGCCGCTTCTAAGGAAGGTGAGTATGTACTGTGCAATCTGTTCGGTGGTGACCCAGGGAATATCTTCGCCTGTCGCCGAAGTGATTTCTTCGCCGCTGGTGGGTATGACGAGGAACTTCGTGGTTGGCATATGGGAGACAAACTGTTCAGGGATCGACTCGATCAGATTGCTTCCCCGAAACTGATGGATACGATCCTCCCTTCCAACCGTATGGGGCGAAAGATCGTGATCGACAACGAGGTGACTGGGACTGAGTACCCAGACGACAAGACGGTAAAACAGCGTGATCAAAGAGGCATAGAACCTATGGTTGATCTGGTTAAGTCCAGAAACCTAGATCCTAAGTTATGGAAAAATATAGAGAAAATCACGTTTGACTGGAAACGGCAAATTTAGTATAATATGTATGTTGATGATGGAGTTATATTATGGTTGAATCATTGTGGGTTGAGAAGTATCGTCCGAAGACGATTGATGAGTGTATCCTTCCAGATCACTTGAAGGCACAGTTTAAAGAGATTGTGGGCACTGGCGAAGTGCCGAACATGTTGCTAACTGGTACTGCTGGTCTTGGCAAAACTACTGTTGCTCGTGCTATCTGTAACGAGCTTGACCTTGACTATATCTTGATCAACGCTTCGGAGTCTGGTAATATCGACACTCTCCGTGGTAAGATCAAACAGTTCGCTTCCAGTGTTTCCTTGTCAGGCGGGTACAAAGTATGTATCCTTGATGAGGCAGACTATCTGAATGCACAGTCAACCCAACCTGCTCTCCGTGGGTTTATCGAGGAGTTCTCGAAGAACTGTCGATTCATTCTGACTTGTAACTTCAAGAACAAGATCATCGAACCTCTCCATTCTCGTTGTGGTGTGATTGAGTTTAACACCAGCAAGAAAGACATGGCGAAACTTTGCGAACAGTTTATGAAGCGAGCGAAGTTTATTCTGGATCAAGAGAACGTCAAACTTGATAACGGAAAAGTTCTCGCCGAACTGATTATGCGTCACGCTCCTGACTGGCGAAGAATCATCAACGAACTTCAGCGTCACTCTCGTGGCGGCGAACTTCAACTGGATGTTCTCAGTAAGTCAAACAGCGAAAGTATCGCGGAGTTGTTTTCCTATATCAAAGAAAAAGACTTCAAGAACATGCGGGTATGGGTTGCCAATAACATGGACGTTGAGTCCGCTGCTATTTTCCGTGGCATCTATGATGCTATGACTCAGTATGTTGCGCCGAACAGCATTCCTCAGTTGGTTCTAATCCTTGCGGATTATCAATACAAGGCAGCGTTCGTTGCTGATGCGGAACTAAATATGGTTGCTTGTTTAACGGAGATGATGGCGAATGTCGAGTTTGTTTGACTACGATTTTACTGACAGCGACGTGGAATCCGTAAGATTAAAAGTTGATTCCCTCGCTACTGAAGTACAGCAACTTGTAATTGATAGATTGATGCGAGACTTTACTCATGAAGAATTGATAAAGGTTGAGGATATCTACGGTTCTCATTTCACATACCGTATGTTGCCCGATGTACAGTGGGTGCTTTCTCAACCATATATTGAGGATACTATACACTGATGAAAAAGATACTCTTTCCGCTTCTACTGTTAACTGCTTGTGGTGGCGGTGGGAGTTCTGATGATCAAGGGACTATTACCACCCCAGCAAACCCAGCACAAGGAACCGTACTTGAGGAATCTTGTGACGGTACAACGCTCATTCAAACTATCGCCGATGGTAATGGTGGTTCAACTCAAGAAGAAACTCCAGATTCAACCAAGTGTGGATATGTCGCTCCTCCTGTGTTCGGCACACCTTTGGGTGATGCATATTGCGCGAATGCTTCTGAAACGAGGTTCCAAGAACTACTGAACAGTGTACAAAACTTGGGACAGTATGACAAGGTGAGGGATTTCGCTGACGGCGAGGGTGGTAGTTACACTGAAGTTGTAGATACTGATTCCGAAGAATGTGGTTGGACTGCTGTACCAGAAGAAGGTACGCCGATCGGAGAATCATATTGCGCTGTTGAGTTGGAGGAAGATCTAGAATATTTGGATATAGTGTCGGAAAGAATCAATCACTTGTTACGAGAAGATCGCCTACAAGATTATGCGGATGGTGAAGGTGGCATCTATACCGACCGTTTGGAACACCTCGATCAAACATGCTTTGAGCAGATGACACAACCAGAAGATTGTCCTACCACACCTACCGACACTGGTGATTCTCGTTACGGTTATCTGACATGTGATGGTGTAAAACAGAAGTCAGGTGTTAGTTTCCCTTACGATCCTGATCAGTATGAGACTGCTGTGATTGATATGTTGATTGTGTTTGATACCAACATCACCGAAGAAGATCGTGACGGAATGACTGTTGAAGAGTTCGTGAACAAACAGATCTATGAATCAAATCACATGTATATTTCTTCTGGTACCAAGACCTTGGTTCGGTTGGCTGGTATCAAGTTGGTAGAAGTAGCACCAGGTGACTTGTATCGACAGTATAGTGCATTCTTTGGTGGTCGTTATGAGTTTAATGGGTTGGACGACTGGCAACGAGAGGTTGGCGCTGATATAGCGTTCTTGTTTAAAAAGAGACCAGAAAATCCGATTGCGTGTGGTGTTGCTAGTTTAGACGCGACACAAGGTTTGAGTAAAACTCGAGGCATCGCACAGTGTTTCCATAATAGTGTGTTCCAAGAAAATGCATCTACAAGATATTATGAACGAGCACATGAAACGTTCGCCCATGAGATTGGTCATTTGCTAGGTGCTCAACACGAATGGGAAGATGCTGATAGACCAGGAATATTTGAATACTCCTTTGCATACAATCTACCAGGATACAATCCAAATAAAGATAATCCAGAGTATGACGGCATACATGGTGGTTATGGTACAATCATGTCTTATGCTGATCTAGCAACTGGAAGGTTCTCAAACTATGATCTGACTTGCACTTATCCCGACGAAGCAGGCGAGTATGCTGGGCAATCAGTAAAAATGGGAACAACGGGTGGATGTTTTTGCGTACTACCACCAGAAGAACAACCACCACCCACAAACAATGTAGAGACCATTGCGAGAACGAGATATATAATGAGTCAACTACATGAACTGGAGCATGGTCTACAATTCTCGCCAGTGACTATGTACATGGATGGATTAACTTTCGAAGAAGATCCTGAAATCTGTTTATTTTGAGACTATATTATGAATCCCTTTGATGTACTGAACAGCGTAAACCACAGTAAGAAAGATGTGCTTGATGCCGAGAACGAAAGCAAGTATCCTTCGTTCATGGTAAACCGTGGTCTTTCTTATTTCCGCGATACCGTCCTACTTGCCAACGAGATGAACAGGAATCATCATCTTGATGGTCGCCTACAGTTTGACTTCCTCCGTAATGCGATCAGACCCAGGAAGCGATTTAGTAAGTGGGCGAAGAAAGAAAAAATAGATGCGATTGACTTAATCAAAGAGGTGTATGGGTACAGCACCGCCAAAGCAGAAGCAGTTTTAGACTTGTTCAGCGAAGATGATCTCAAGGTCTTGTCCAGTAGGATTTTCAAAGGAGGGAAAAACACTAAATAGACCTATGACAGAATAAACCTGTCAGTGAAAATAACAAGTATAACTTTATATATGGGATCCGTTGTATGGAACAGGTACTATCATGGACGCCAGCAGATATGCTGGAGGTCACGCTGAATGAACCAGACGATTTCCTAAAGGTTCGCGAAACACTAACGCGAATAGGAATAGCGTCTAGAAAGGAAAAGAAACTATTCCAATCTTGCCATATCCTGCACAAACAGGGTAGGTATTTTATTGTACACTTCAAAGAATTATTCCTACTGGATGGGAAAAAGGCAACTTTGGAAGAGGCAGACGTTGCTCGAAGAAATACAATCGCAACTCTACTGAGCGATTGGGGTTTGGTCAACATCATCAACTCATCGAAGGCAGCAGACAAAGCACCTCTTCGTCAGATCAAAGTAGTTTCTTTCCGAGAAAAAAGTGAATGGGAACTCTGCCCAAAATATAACATAGGAGTCAAGCACTAACCTTATATCATGATTGAAGCATTTATAATATGTGACTTTGATAATGAATTGTCAATGCGGTATCTTGACCTTTCTCTAAAATCTTTTGAACCAGTTCGTGACATAGTTAACATCACGCCTGTTCAATGCACGACACCCAAAACTCTCCCGATTCGATTTCAAAAGAACGAAGAACCAATCCCGTTCTATGTAGAGGATGATGGGAAAGATTACTTGCGCGCAAGGTTCTTTGGTGGTACGTTCTGCGACAACGAAATACATAACTCGATCATGCATTCTCAACTGATGTTGATTGAACGCATCGCCGCTGGTGAACCTATCGCTATCATGGAGCATGACGCTGCCCTGATTAACGAAGAAAGTTTCCGTTACATGGTAGATGAGTATTGGGGTGAGGTTGATATTTTTATGCCAGGAACTTGTATGGAGTTCTATGGGTTGTCTGAAAGGTACGCCAAGAAGTTTGTTGACTTACTGTATAACTTCCCATATATGGACCACAGAGTTTCTGGTCCATTCGGCACAATGTTGTATCTGGAGACGAGGGAAGATCTACTAGATTTTGATGGTTATCAAGTGTTGGCGCCAACGAAAGCAAGGGTTGATATTGATAAGACTTGTTTATCAGAAACAGTTTACATGTGTCAAAAAGGCATGGGATACGAGTTACTAGATCCTGCCTGTAAACAGTTCTTCTTTAGAAATGGCGGCAACACCAACAATACAAAATATAAACTGGATGAAAATATTTTCGACACTATGAAGTTTATACAAGAGGATGGGTCATACTCTAATGAGAAGGTTAATCCACTAACTGGTCCGACTTGGAGCAGAGACTTCGTGATCATTGAAGACTAAATAATGTCGGAGGAATAAGTTATGCCAAGAAACCCTTTACTGGATAATGAGTTAGTATCAGAATTTTTTACTGATGAGATGCACTTCGATGGTTCTGAAATCATTTCAGATGTCACCGCCAACGTTGGCAGCATTATTCTTGATCAAGCAAGTGGTGATCTGACCGCAACAACAGGCGACATTGGTGGCGTGACAATATCTGGTGGTAGTTTGTCTGGAGCAGGAGGAGCAAGTCTTTCTGTTTCAGGCAGTAGTACAGAAATCACTGGTGGACTTTCTGGTCCTAGTGGTGGATCCCTTGGTAATCTCACTGTTGATGACCTTACTTTTGCCAATCTCAATGATGGGGCAATCAATGTTGAAGGATGGGATAATGACGCCAACCTTGCCGCGAATAGTTCAACAAGAATCGCAACTCAAGCAGCAGTAAAAGCATATGTTGACGCCAACTCTGGTCCGACTGTAACACAATCCCTTGGATCAAGCCAAACGTTGGTTCCTTCACAACAACTTCTAACAAATTCTGTTCGTTTTACAATTAGTGGCGAAACTGGCGATGATGCTGATCTCAATGGAACCTATGTGTTAGGAGTCGCAGCAGTTGGAACAGAAGGAAGTAAAACTGTTGAGGTCGTGGCATCCAAGATATCATAATACTTGCTTTTTCTTTCAAAATAGGTTACAATAGATACTCTGTAATGGAGTAGTGAATGAAGTTTTATACTAATATTTCTCGTATCGGTAACAGTATTTGCTACCGAGGATACGAGAACGGTGTACGCAAGCAGTATCGCGACACCTTCAAACCTGTTATGTATCTCCCCGCAAATAAACCAGACTCCGAGTGGAAGACGCTCGACGGTCGTTGCGTGTCTGAGGTACAGTTTGAAACGTTGTCCGAGGCAACTGAGTTCTGGAAGAACTATGACAACGTAGATAATGTTGAGGTACACGGTAACAATAACTTTGCCGCTCAGTACATACAGAAGCATTATCCCAACGAAATATCGTACGACCCTGCTCAGATTCTCGTTGCTAACATCGACATCGAGGTTGAGTCCGATGACGGATTCCCTGAACCTGAGCGAGCAGAAAAAGAAGTACAATCTATCTGTCTCAAGTATCATGGTCGCCCTGACTTTTTCATCTGGGCACTTGAAGACAAGTATGATCCTGAGAAAACTCAGATCGACGTTGCTCCTGAACATATCAAGTTTATCAAGTGCGATGGCGAACTAGATCTCATCCTCAAGTTCCTTGGTTTCTGGAACGGTAAAGATACCTGTCCCGATGTCGTAACAGGTTGGAACGTCCGACTGTTTGATATCCCGTATCTTGTCAATCGAGTCAACAATATACTGGGCGGCGATGCCTTCAAGAAGATGTCGCCATGGGGTATCGTTCGAGAAAAAGTAATCAGTCTCAAGGGTAGAAAGCAGCAGGTCTATGAGTTGGTCGGCATTGAGCAACTAGATTACTGGGATCTCTTTCAAAAGTTTGGCGTGTACTCGTATGGCGTACAGGAGTCATACAAGCTGGATCATATCGCGAACGTTGTACTCGGTGAGAAGAAACTATCCTACGAGGAGCACGGTAATCTGTACACGCTGTACAAGGAAGATTATCAGAAGTTTATCGACTACAACATCAAAGACGTCCAGTTGGTCGAGCGCATCGACGAGAAGATGGGTTTGATTGACCTTGCTATGACTATCGCGTACAAGGGTGGTTGTAACTATCAGGAAGCATTCGGGACTACGCAGTTGTGGGATACCTACATCTATCGCGAACTGTGTAAACGCAAGATCGTCGTGCCGCCCAAGAAAGAACATATGAAAACTGACTTCGGTGGTGGTTATGTGAAGGCACCGCATATCGGTCGTCACTCATGGGTTATCTCGTTTGACTTGAACAGTCTGTATCCTCACCTGATCATGCAGTATAATATGTCGCCTGAGACTATCGTGAGTACACGCACCTCTGGTGTCACTGTTGATAACTGCCTCGCTCGGGAGAGACCCGATAGTAAGTCGCCGCATGACTGTATCGCCGCCAACGGTGTACACTTCTCCAAAGACTTCCGTGGTGTTCTACCAGCAGTGATTGATGGTCTGTATGCCGAGCGTAAACAAATAAAGAAGCATATGCTTGGACTACAATCTCAAGTTGAGAAGGGTGATAAAGGTGCCTCGAAGATGGTGACCAAACTTGATACTCAACAAATGGCGATCAAGATTATGATGAACTCACTTTATGGTGGGTTGGGTAATCGCTGGTTTCGTTACTATGACATTCGCATGGCAGAAGCGATTACGATGTCAGGTCAGTTGTCTATCCGTTGGGCAGAGAAGGCAGTCAACGAATACATGAACAAGATATTGGAGACCGAAGGAGTTGACTACGTTATCGCGATTGACACTGATTCGGTGTATGTTAACTTCGGTCCTCTCGTTGAGAAGATGGGACTGACTGATACAGATCAGACTGTACAGATCCTGTCGCAGATTGGCGAGGAAAAGTTTGAACCCCTGTTCGAGCGATCGTACAATGAACTTGCCGAGTACATGAACGCATATGAGAACAAGATGGTAATGGGTCGCGAGGTAATCGCTGACGCAGGTATCTGGACAGCGAAGAAGCGATACATCCTCAACGTACATAACAGCGAGGGTGTACAGTATGCCAAACCCAAACTAAAGATCATGGGTATTGAGGCAGTCAAGTCATCCACTCCCGCCTCTTGTCGTGATGCCTTGAAGGCATTGTTTTCTGTCATGATATCGGGAACTGAAAAGCAAACGCAAAACTCTATTCGTATGTTCAAGGAACATTTCATCAATCTTGATCCTCACGAGATTGCCTTTCCTCGCGGAGTATCTGACGTTGGTAAGTGGAGAGACGCGAAGGAAATCTACAAAAAGGGTTGCCCCATTCACGTGCGCGGATCTCTGCTTTATAACAAACTATTGCTTGACAAAGGATTGGATCGCAGGTATAATATAATCAAGGACGGGGAGAAGATTAAGTTTCTCTACCTTGACGAAAAGAACCCTATCAAGGAAAACATCATTGCTTTCTACGATTTCCTTCCCGAGGAGTTTGGGTTGCATAAATACATAGATTATGAACAGCAGTTTGAAAAGGCATTCCTGGCAGTGGTACGACCTGTGCTTGAGGCGATAGGTTGGAAAGAAGAAGAGTCAGTAAGTCTTGAAGATTTTTTCGCATGAACTTAGATCATCTAGTTGAACTCGAATATGGTTGGGGGCACTTGCCTCCAACAAATCATATTTTTGATTTCTTTGAACAAATACAAGGCAGGTGGGAACCTACAAACATACTGGAGATAGGATTTCATCTTGGTCACTCTACAACGTACCTACTTGAAATCTTTAAACAAGCAAAAGTTACCACAGTGAGTCCTGGTTATGAATCTGTTGCCAAGCATGTTTTAGAAAGGCAAAAGAAGAAAATAAAGGGCGAGGTTCCGGAGGATTTAGAAAAACACACAGCAGATACTAGAGCGATGATGGCAAAGGTAATGAAAGAAAAGTATGGCGATAGATTTAACTGGGTTAGTCAACGAACAATTTTTGCGTACTCTGATCTAGACAAATCCGCTCCGTTTGATTTCGCCTTGATTGATGGCGCGCACACATATCAAAATACTGTTATTGATTTGAAATGTTGTTTAGATTTTGGCGTGAAGCAATTGTTGATAGATAACATTGATCAACCAGATGTTCTTCTAGCGGCGAGAAACTCTGGATGGGAGATAAGTTACATCCAACCATACAGTCAGGGTAAAGACTGTAATGCTATCGCCTTCTTGGAATATTGATGAAAAAATATATGACATTTAAGCATTGGAAAACTGGTGAAGAAAAAACCATTGAGTACAAAGAACATAACTTACCTGTTAACCCTAACAGCGAACGCATCGTTGTTTGGAATCTGACTGAAGGTAAACTTGAGGACGTTATTAAGTCCAGCATAGTTAAAACCTATGAAAAATAATGTATGAACTAACCATATTCAAGAACGCATTCGATAATAAAACCCACAGGTATTTGAACATGCCTGATTGGGATTCATTCGTTTATCTTCTTGAACAACTATCAAAGCAACCTCTTGCTGGTAAGAAGGATGCTGAACTAATATCCCCTGCTGTTTATAAAGAGGGGACAACACGTGCAAACAGAAATGTCGAGTACTGGGGAAACTGGGCATGCGTTGACGTGGACGACTATGAGGGAACTATTGATGGAATTATTAATCGGTTCGCAGATACTAATCTTGTTATCTACAGTACTGCTTCTTCGACGCCAGAAAAAATTAAATTCCGCATTGTATTCGATTTGGACAGACGAGTTGAGGGAGACGAAATCAAGCACTTCTGGTATGCTCTTAATAAATCCATCGGCGATCTTGGCGACAAACAAACAAAAGATTCTTCGCGTATGTATTACATACCAGCGCGATATGTGGGCGCTCATAACTTTTTCCATGTTAACACTGGTAGTCCAATTAGTGTGGGTTCTCTCCTGAGGAAATATCCGTACCAGGAAAAAACTGGCAATGCTCTACTTGATGTTTTGCCTGAGGAGATTAAAGAGTCAGTCATTGAGCATCGAAAGAACAGTCTAACTAATACTAATGTGACTTGGACTGGATATCTTGACTGCCCCTTCTTTCCTAATAAAATGGCAATGGACTATAAATCAGTTTCTGGTACAGGTTGGTATCATCAAATGTATCGCATCATGGTAGCGACTGCTTGTAATGCAGTAAAAGCAGGGTATCCTATCACTGCTCAGCAGATCGCTCAGATGTGTAAAGAACTAGATATGGAAACAGGGAACTGGTATAAAAACCGCCCACTAGAACTTGAGGCAACTTCTGCTCTCAGATGGGCATATTCTAATTCATATGAGGTGCTATGATAATGGCGAGATTTAACTTTTTAGAAAAAATGATTAAAGAAAATAAGTACAAAGTTGGCGTAGAAATTGGCGTTCAACAAGGAACTACGTTCAAACATTTAATCAGTAAGTGTGAAGGTCTAGAACTTTATGGTGTTGATATTTGGTCGACAAAAAATGTGCGCTGGGATGGATCAACTTCAGAAGATCTCGAAAAAGATAAAACAAGTGTCAACTATGGGTATTATCTGGACTTACAAAATTGGATCACGTTCCAAGCGGGTGCGAAAGATAGAGCGCATTTAATTCGAAAATTGAGTTTGGATGCCGCGAAAGATTTCCAGGACGAATCTCTAGACTTCATATTCATTGATGCCTCGCATCAGTATCCTGCTGTGCTTGACGATATGAAAGCATGGATCCCTAAAGTAAGGAAGGGTGGACTGGTTTCCGGCGACGACTATGGCGATAAGTTCCCAGGAGTTGCTAAATCAGTGGCAGAATATGGACATCCTTTTGGATTGAATGGACCCGTTTGGTGGTGGATAAAAGATTAAATGCTAACGATAGTAACACCATACTTCGAAGATGAGAAGCAGTTGACAAGGTATTTGTCTCAAGACTGCTTTGATTTGGTTGACGAAGTTATTATCATTGACGATGGATCTGAAGTAGAAAATGCTAAAGATATTGTGAGGCAGCACCTCAAGAAACAGATAGTTCCTCCTCACTGTAAGTTTAGAGTGTTGCGTGTTGCTGAGAATCTCGGGTTCAATGGACACGGTTGTCGCAACCTCGGTGTACAACAGGCAAGTAATGAGTGGGTGTTCCTGGTTGACGTTGACATAGCAGTTGACAAGAAAAACATCGAACTTATAAGAGACGCCATACCCAACCTTCAAGAGAATCAGTTTTTAGGTATGTGGTTTGCATCTCCTCTTGCTGGCGGAAAAGAAGAACCTGTAGAGTACAACTCCTATGTTATTCGCAAGGAAGATTTCCTAGCGACTCGTGGATATGACGAGGAGTTCGTAAACATACATGGCGGTTCAAGAGTTTTCGTTGAAAGGTTGATGACGAAATATGAGAGAGTGATGCTTGATGGTTCGGGTATTGGTCCAACCAGATATGGTAGAGAAATCAGAGTTGTAGAAGGGCAGGAAAAAACTGAGTATGATGATCATTTCATTTATCATCCTCATACTTGGGACGGGGTTGAAGAATTATTAGAGATGGCGAGGGAACGCAATAAACATCCAGAAACTTGGAAGGATAAAACATTTATAGACTTTGACTGGTATGAGGAAAAACTATGAAAGAGTTGATTCACATGGTAACTCGCTGGCATCACGATCGTAATCTGATCAATGGTGCTACTGACAAGGATCAGGTATGTAAACTGATTCAGGAAGTCGGTGAGTTGAGCGACAACGTATGTAAGGGCAAAGATATCAAAGACGACATCGGAGATTGTATGGTAGTCCTTATAAATATTGCCGAACGTAATGGCACAAACTTGGAAGAGTGTTTGCACCACGCGTGGAATGACATCAAAGATCGTACAGGTCGTATGGTCGATGGTGTTTTCGTTAAAGACGATGATCAGTAAAAATAAGATTAAACATGGTGTCGGTGAAGGCATCATGCATATTGAGAAGGCACTCCTTCTCTTCATTGTAGCAGGTACGGTCTGGGCGGCTGTATACGATATCATCAGTATGTTCACAACACAGGGTAGGATGGATCTTGCTGACCTTTTCCTACTCTTTATCTACGCTGAGATATTGGGCATGGTTGGTGCCTTCTATAAAGACCATAGACTACCAGTAACACTCCCATTGATCATTGCGATGACAGCATTGACTCGTATGATCATACTACAAACCAAAGGCACTGAACCTTTGAATATAATTTATGAGAGTGGCGGTATTCTTATTTTGGCAATAGCGGCATACGTTATGTCGGCGAAAGATAAAATTAGTTTAGAAAAGTTATCATTGAGGAAAGACAATGAAGAAGCGTGACTACAGTCCAGAGGTAGTGGATAAATTAAAAGGATCGGTGCAAGTAGAGCACACATTAGCAAAGATGGGCGCGACTAACCTTCGTAAGTTGTTCGCTACGCACCCATATATAAATACATTCGGAGCATACAACGGTCAACAGGCAGTACAACATGTCAAGGCTGGTATTCATGCGATATACTTATCGGGATGGCAAGTTGCAGCGTCGTCTAATAGTGCGCTGGAAACTTATCCTGACCAGAGTCTCTACCCTGTTAACTCTGTTCCTGATGTCGTTAGGAATATCAATAATAGTTTTCGCCGACAAGATCAAATCTCTGTATCTGAAGGTGGAGAAGGGTTTCCGTTCGCTCCTATCATCGCGGATGCAGAAGCAGGATTCGGAGGAGTCTTAAATGCTTACGAACTGGCACGAAATCTTATTGAGGCAGGCGCAGCAGCCGTTCACTTCGAAGACCAAGTCTCCTCAGAAAAAAAGTGCGGACACCTCGGAGGAAAGGTTCTCATCCCAACCTCCCAAGCCATTCGTAATCTTAATGCTGCTCGTCTCGCTAGTGATGTTGCTGGGACCGACACTCTTGTTATTGCTCGAACGGACGCAGAATCTGCCAAGTTCCTTGCGACCGATGTCGACGATCTTGACCGTAAGTTCCTCACCGGAGATCGTTCCCCAGAAGGATTCTACTCCATCCAAGAAGGACGTGGACTAGAGTTCGGTTGTGAACGCGGTCAGCGATATGCAGAGTATGCTGATCTAGTATGGTGCGAAACCTCAAAACCTTGTCTGAAAGAAGCGAAGCAGTTTGCTGATGCGGTGAGGGGTGCTGTCCCTGACGCGATGCTCGCGTATAACTGCTCGCCATCATTCAACTGGCGCAAGAGCATCCCAGGTGATCAAGAACTTGCTGACTTCCAGTGGGAGTTGAGCAAGATGGGATTCAAGTTTCAGTTTATCACGCTCGCTGGTTTCCATGCCACGAACAACGCAGTGTTTCAGTTCGCTCGTTCGTACAAGAAGCATGGCATGCTGGCATACTCTTGGTTACAGGAAGAGGAGTTTGCCGCAGAGCAGTTTGGTTACACAAGCACAAAGCATCAAAGAGAAGTTGGCGTAGGATATTTTGATGTGATCACTGAGGCACTTGGTAGTTCTACCGCTGCCTTGTCAGGTTCAACTGAAGCGGAGCAGTTCTAATGTTTAAATCAATTGGTTTTTGGATTTATGATCTGTACAACTTCTTTTTTAGTTTGAAGGTCAATCCACTGCGACACATTCCAAACGCATTCACACAGTTTATTCTGATGTTCTATCTGTCAGTAATGTGGACTGTTGTGTTTACTATTTGGACTGGGTACACAATTTATTTCGGAATCGGTAGTGTTGGGGCACACTTACTTGTTATTGGCGCATTCTTCATAACAGCACTCACTTTTCAAGATGCTGAGAAGAACGGACATCTTTGGGTAAAGAGAACTCCTTTACCTGATGTCAAAGATAGGAGGTGTGTATGGGATTTGGAAAAGGAGGGATAGTCCTTCTGATTTTACTATCTGGTTGTACCTCTATTGAAGAAGAGAAGGCACCTTGCCTTGAGTGGACAACTGAGATTATCGAGAGAAGAGAACGATTGCCTTATCCGATGCAGGGTACAATCATCAGGGAAGAACCATACACGTATTGTAGAAAGAGGGCGAAGTCAAATGACACTGCTTGATGTATTTGTAGTATTTTGGATTGCGGCACCGTTGATCATGTTCTTTGGTATGCTCTATGGAGATTACCTTGATGGTGAGTACACACCACCATGGCAAAAGAAAAAAGACGGAGTTAACTCAGGAGCAAAGTTCGGATGAAATTTTATAGTTGTTTTCCAACAAGAAGTTTGTTGTTATTGATAGCGATTGTGTCTGTCATTCTGTTGGCAGGATGTGGTCAGAATGATCCTGGTCTAGCAAAGAAGATTAGTATCACAAAAGATCAACGTGCCGCTATCGAAGAACGCATCAAACCATTTAGCGTTGTAATGGTAGATGGAGTCACGGCTGTAGTACCAGTTGCCGCACTTCCTGGTGAGGCAAAGTATGCTGCTTGTGGTGCGTGTCATGGCGCGCAAGGTGGTGGAGGTGTTGGTCCTGCGTTGGCGGGTCAGACTGTAGAGTACATCGTTGGTCGACTCAATCAATACAAGGCAGGCGAGAAGGTCGGTAATCAAAGCAACCTCATGTGGGGTCAGGCAGCAGGACTATCTGATCAAGACATGAACGATCTTGCGGAGTACATTGCAACGCTATGAGAGACTGGTTTGCTAGATCAATGACAAAGTTCTTTCGGTTCTTCGCCGATACGTTCTTTGCTAAACGATACGGACACCGTGCGGTGGTACTAGAAACTATCGCTGGTGTTCCTGGTATGGTTGCTGGTATGCTGATTCATCTCCGTAGTCTACGCAAGATGGAACGTGGTAACGGTACAATGATTCATGAGATGCTGGAAGAGGCAGAGAACGAACGCAAGCATTTGATGTTTTTCATTGAAATCGCCAAACCAAACTGGTTTGAGCGAAGGTTGATTATGATTGCCCAGTTTATCTTTTGGCACTTCTACCTTGTATTCTATATTCTCGCTCCAAAGACTGCGCATAAGATGATCGCATATTTTGAGGAGGAGGCAGTTCGTTCCTACACTGAGTATCTTGAGTTGATTGAGTCAGGCGAGATAGAGAACGTACCTGCCCCGCAACTTGCTATTGAGTATTATGGACTGCTCGAGGATGCTATGTTATCAGACATGGTAAAATATGTGCGGGCAGATGAAGCGAAGCACAGCAAGGTGAACCATAGGATCGCAGGATTTTAATGTGGTGGGAAAATCACATCATTTGGAAATATATAAAGGGTTGTAACTGTCGGAGGTGTTACAAACATGAAAGAGAAACTATTAAAAGCAGTGAGAGCAAAGCACGCGGCGATCATGGAAGAAGCACTGGTAAACATTGAAGTTTACAATAATGCTGTAGGTATCGGCGAACATCCTGACATCGTCGAATCGGTTGAAGCGCAGGTAGACAAGTATGTTCATGCTCTCGAAATGGTTGAAGGTGTCGATAAGATTCTAGACTCATGAATATGAGCACGCCCCTGATGCATTCAAACGAAATAGAACTGATCGAGCAATACCTCGATCAAGATACTACCATGTTGGAGTATGGTTCTGGCGCCAGCACCGCGTATTTCGCTGAGAAGGTAAAGCACTTGACGTCGATTGAGCACAATAAACACTGGGTGAAGGTTGTCAAAAATAAAATACGAAACCTCTCCAACGTGGAATACGTTGCCATACCAACAAAAAATGTTAAACCCGCTCCAAGGGATTTGTTCGCGAAGTACATCGACTGGCCAAAGACACAGAACAGAAAGTTTGACGTAGTCTTTATAGATGGTCGCGCTAGGCAATGGGTCGCCGAGTCAGTTCAGAATGTGATCGACGAAACCTCCATTGTGCTTGTCCACGATTGGGGTCCTATTGTTGATGGTAGTGGCATGAAGCGTCCTAGGTACGACAGAATTTTGGACTTTTATGATGTAGTAGATCAAGTAGGCACCTTGGTTGCGCTAAAGAAGAAATGAAAGATATGAAAGATAAGTTTAAAAACGCATTTATGGAGGTGGCACACACCTTTGCTAATCTGAGTCATGCCAAGAAACTCAAGGTTGGTGCTATCGTAGTCAAAGATGAACGTATAATCAGCATAGGATACAACGGTACTCCAACTGGTTGGGATAACGAGTGCGAGGCACCTGAATGGTCTGAGGGCGAGTGGGAACCAGATCTGTCCTATCGCACCAAACCTGAAGTGATCCACGCTGAAGAGAATGCTATCGCAAAAATAGCAAGGAGCAGTGAAAGTAGCGAGGGTGCTTCACTGTTCTGCACTCACACCCCATGCATCGAGTGTGCCAAACTGATCTATCAGTCTGGTATCAAAGAGGTGTATGTCGCCCAAACATATGATGCCAGCATAGGATCCGGATTGGATTTCCTTGAAAAGAGCGGTGTAACTGTAGAGATGGTACCGCTTGACAAATAAATCAGTTTATAGTACAATATGTGTATTGTTATGGAGAGTATCAAATGGAACTAACTGAAGAACAACAGCGTCTCTTGCAGCAGGCAGAAATGATTCGAATGCAACAGCAGCAAGCAGAGCAAGAACAAGAAAGACCTTCCTTCTTCCCCACTGATCCTGATTACGGCAAAGGTGATAAACCTTTGGTTGGTATCGTGGGTCATGGATTCGTGGGTAAGGCAGTTGAGCGATCATTCAATGAGAATATTGAGAGATTCCTAGTTGATCCCAACTACAAAACTAACATCGACCAGTTGATCGAGCAGGAACCTGCTCTTTGTTTTGTCTGTACTCCTACCCCAGTGTTGAATAACGGTAGGATTGATGCAGCAGTCACCATTGATGCAGTCTTGAAGTTGATTCGATTGACTAAATCTGCTGTGGTTTTGAAGTCTACTGTTACGCCTGACGTCATTGATAAGATTTGTCGGTCAGTTGAAGGTGCCGAGGCAGCTTCTCGCTTCATCTACTCTCCGGAGTTTTTGACTGAGAAAAATGCTGATCATGAGTTTTGTAATCCCGAGTACATGGTGCTGGGTGGATTGCCAGACTCAACTCAACAGTTGATGGAGTTTTATAGATCAAACACTTACATGAAGTTCCCGAATGATCCCAACAAGGTCACTACTTGCCATCCAGTTGAAGCATCATTTATCAAGTATGCTATCAATACTTTCTTGGCAATGAAAGTGACATTCTTCAATCAACTGTACAAGGCATTGGAAGATGAGACCCTGTCTGTTAATCCGATGGAAGTCATAAAGGCATTGTCTCATGAACCAAGACTTGGTCCAACTCATTGGCGAGTTCCTGGTCCAGATAACAAGCGAGGGTTTGGTGGTGCTTGTTTCCCGAAAGACTTGTCTGCTTTCGTCAACTACACTGACAAGATGACTCTGCTCGAAACTGTGCAGGAAATCAACAAGGAACTCCGTAGTGAGTATGAACTTGATGACCGTGAGAAAGTTGCCAACGTCAGGTTCAAAGAAGAAGAAGTTGAGATTGTAAGCAACGACATTGATGAAGTGTTGAATGAAGAAGACGTGTTGGATACAACAGGTCAGGTTGATATGTTTGATGAGGATGCAGCATGAGTGTAATGGATAAACTGAAGAAGAACAGCAAGATCAAGGCAGCGGAGACGTTGTCTGATTCCAAGTTCTTCGTAGAAAAAGAACTGATCAACACAGGCGTACCAATGGTCAACGTTGCCTTGAGCGGCGATATTGACGGTGGACTATCCTCTGGGTTGACTGTGCTTGCTGGACCAAGTAAACACTTCAAGACTTCGTTCGCTTTGTTGATGGCAGCAGCATATCAGAAAGCGAAACCTGAGTCAGTCGTGTTATTCTATGATTCAGAGTTTGGTTCACCCCAAGCATATTTCAAGACGTTCGGTATCGACACTGATCGTGTACTGCATACTCCTATCGCTAACGTCGAGGAGTTGAAGTTTGACTTGATTGCTCAGTTGGAAGCACTTGAAGCAACCGACGATGTGGTAATCGTGATTGACTCTATCGGCAATCTAGCATCGAAGAAAGAACTTGAGGATGCTATCAATGAGAAGTCAGTCGCAGATATGTCAAGAGCGAAAGCATTGAAGGGTCTGTTCCGTATGGTCACGCCATATCTGACTATGAAAGATATCCCGATGCTTGCTATCAATCACACATACAAAGAGATTGGATTGTTCCCGAAAGATATTGTATCAGGTGGCACAGGTATCATGTACTCTGCTGATAATGTGTGGATCATTGGTCGTCGCCAGAACAAGACTGGTACTGAAGTCACTGGTTACGATTTTATAATCAACGTGGAGAAGTCGCGTTATGTTAGAGAGAAGTCGAAAGTTCCTGTCTCAGTTAGTTGGGAAGGTGGTATTGAGCGTTACTCTGGTCTTTTGGATGTTGCTCTTGCTGGTGGGTATGTTATTAAACCTAGCAACGGGTGGTATCAACTTGTTGATAAGAGCACTGGACAACTCGTTGGCAACAAAGTCAGAGAGAAAGACACAAGAACAGATACTTTCTGGGAACCGCTCCTTACCGAATCTGACTTCAAAGATTTCGTAAGAAAGTCCTACCAGATTGGTGGGGAAATCGAAGAACTTGAACTAGAACTAGAGGAAGAACATGTTTGAGTATCAATGTAAAATTGTCAAGGTAGTTGACGGTGACACAGTCGATGTTGATATTGATCTAGGATTCGATGTTGTCCTACGAGACCAACGTATCCGACTGTATGGTATCGACACGCCTGAGTCGCGCACTCGTGACAAAGAAGAAAAGAAGTATGGACTGTATGCCAAGAACTATCTGAAGAACGCACTTGGTAAAACAGGTATCATCCGTACAAAGAAGGATGGTCGTGGTAAGTTCGGTCGCATCCTTGGTGAGTTTATGATCTATGACGGTGAGACTGACTCATATCGCAGCGTTAATGCTATGATGATTGAAAAGCATATCGCTGTTGAATATCATGGACAATCTAAAGATGAGATTGCCGAACAACATATCAAGAATCGAGAGTTTATTGATGTCTGATAAAGCAGCAATGGAGGATTACCTTGACAAGTATCCTCACCTCAACTCACTCACTATTATGGCAGATAAAGACATCGAGTCATTTGAGGTTGGTGAGTATGATGATTATTTGATTTTGCCTGATCCGGAAGCAGCAAGGGATAGTTCTAATCCATCAGCAGCTGATGAGTGGTGCATGCTGTTATTGAAGGAACCGTACACCGATATCCTTGTTAAGTTTCAAAATATTATGATGGAAGGTGATGGTCTACAATATGATTACTACAAGATCTACGAACCCAAAGAAACAGTAGTCACTGACCATACACACTTCCTGAACACTCTGACTTCTTGCCTGACCACCGCACTTGGTGAGTGGCAAAAAGACGGTGCTTTAAAGACAAGAGAAATAACTGAATGAATCTAGACATGCAAAATATGATCCTCCGCTCTTTCTTCACCAACGAAGATTATATGCGAAGGGTTGTACCTTTCATGGAACCAAAGTATTTTGAAGGTGTGCATCAACAACTCTTCAAAGAGTTTGCGAAGTATGTTGCCAAGTATAATGGCGTTCCTTCTCTCGATGCCTTCCGTATCTCGGTGCAGGAAAGCGAGGAAAGTTTCTCCGAAGAAGCATTCAGGCATGCTATGGATATTCTGCCTGATCTCTTTGTTGAGGATACTGAGACTAATCTTGATTGGTTGATTTCTAACACTGAAAGTTGGTGTCAGGACCGTGCGTTGTTCAACGCAGTGATGGAGTCCATCTCTATCATCGACGGTAAGCATCAAACTCTGACGAAGAATGCATTGCCAGATATTTTGTCAAAGGCACTTGCGGTGACTTTCGATACTAATATCGGTCACGACTATTTGCAGGACGCTGAGGAGCGATATGAGTTCTATCATACAGTTGAAGAGCGTATCCCCTTTGACCTTGATTATCTGAACAAGATCACCAAGGGTGGGTTGCCTAACAAGTCGTTGAACATTATTCTTGCTGGTACAGGTGTTGGTAAGTCGCTGTTCATGTGTCATTGTGCAGCAGCAGCGTTAAGTCAAGGCAAGAACGTGTTGTATGTAACTATGGAAATGGCAGAGGAGCGTATCGCTGAACGTATCGACGCCAATCTGTTGGACGTGTCGTTGGATCAGATTACTACGCTGTCCAAGGATATGTTCGTCGGTAAGGTACAGAAACTAGCAGAGAAAACACAAGGCACTCTGGTCATCAAAGAGTATCCTACTTCCCAGGCACATTCTGGTCACTTCCGTGCTCTGTTGAATGAACTCAAACTGAAAAAGAAGTTCGTGCCTGATGTAGTCTTTATAGACTATTTGAATATTTGTGCTTCTTCACGAGTAAAATCTGTTGGCGGTGCAGTCAACTCATACACTTTCGTGAAGGCAATCGCTGAGGAGTTACGTGGACTGGCGGTTGAGTTTAACCTGCCTATCATGTCAGCAACACAAACTACGCGATCGGGTTATGGGTCATCCGATCCTGGTCTCGAGGATACAAGTGAGTCGTTTGGTCTACCTGCTACTGCTGACCTGATGCTTGCCTTGGTATCAAATGATGAACTAAATGCGTTGAATCAGGTTATGGTCAAACAGTTGAAGAATCGTTACAGCGATCCTAACATGCATAAGAGGTTCGTAATCGGCATTGATCGAAGTAAAATGAAACTGTTTGACATTGAAGACGCGGAACATGACCTCGTTCAAGATGTCGCTTCAGGTAAAAAGATACCGACTGAGGACGTTCCTGTGTTTGATATGACTTCTTCAGGGAAGAAAATCAGTGCTGAGGGATTTCAAATCGCCTAAATAAAGTGACATAATTTCTTTCTCGGAACCCTATTATGTTACAAGACGATTCAGAAGTTGAACTACAGGTTGAGGTAGCAGTGTTGAAAACTAAAATCGAACACATCGATGAGTCCATACACTCGCTAAAGCGACAGTTGGATGATATCGAAACTCGTCTCGTACGAGTTGAGCGCATAACTTACATGGTGCTCGGTGGTTTAGTAATACTTCAAGTGTTACCTTCCATTCAAAGTTTCCTTGGCGTATAACCTTGGATCCTATAACTCATACTTTCATCGCCACAATCTTATTAGCAGGAGCATATTACATAGGTAGATTACTAGGAGGACAGGTAGGTTTCCGACTAGGATATCAAGATGGGTCTGCTGAAGGTGGCATGAAAATAATTAAAATCCTTCATGAAGAAGGTACTTTTGATCAAGAAGATCTTGAAGATGCTCTTGATCGTTGGATTATGCAAAACAGAGAAAATTACGTGAATAGAGGTGATAAATTATGAAAGGTGACGTTGTAACATTGGTGACTCATATCGGTGAAATCATTGGTCGTGTTGTTGAAGAGACCGTAGATTCTATTGAACTAGCAGATCCCCGTTTGTTCGTCAATCAATCGGAGGGTGCTGGTCTCGCTCCTGGTATTTGTATGACAGGTATCAAGGATCCGACTGGTGGTGTATTCTACAAGGGTAGCATTGTTGCTGTAGTTGCAACTGCACCTGAACTTGAAAAAGCATGGCAACAGCAAACTAGCGGAATCATTTTACAATGAACGGAAAGGGTGATACGCCGAGACCTTTCTCGGTGGATAGAGAAACTTTTGAATCTAACTGGGATCGTATTTTCAGTAAACCTAAGAAACCCACTATGCTACACGAAGTCAACTATGACAATATGTGGCAGCATTCTTGCACTGTAGAAATGGGTGTAATGTGGATCGGTAAAAACGAAACCTGTAACTATTGCGGAGCATGGGAGGAAGATGATGAGTGAAGACATCTTTGACTTTGGTTTTACAGCAGTTACACTCGACGAACTTGAGGTTATCCAAGAGACTACCGCCAAGTTGGAGTCGACCACAGCAGAAGCAGACGAGATTAAAGCACGACTCGACAGCATCTACAAGGCAATCCAACCACTTCTAAACAATCTTAAGAAAGACCCTGAGCGCGACTATATCTACTGGCCAGAGCGTCTGACTAAGATTGAAGCATTTTCGGATCACATTGATAAACTGTATATGGGTTGACATTTGACCCTTCCTGAGTATAATATTATATTATGCTACCGAGAAAACTAAAAACTCCGATTCGATACATGGGCGGGAAGTCTCGAGCAACCAAGACGTTGCTTCAGTTCCTGCCTAACTCTCTGATAGGAAAATACGTTGAACCTTTCGTGGGTGGCGGGTCAATGGCATTCGCCTTTTCACGTCAGTTCCCTCACGTTCCTATTCACATCAATGACAAGTATTATAACCTATATTGCTTCTGGATTACACTCCGTGACTCTCCCTCAGACCTCGTAGAAACGCTTCTGAAGGTCAAAAGTGACGCGAGGGACGCAGTGGGTCATCGTAAACTGTTCGAGGACTGTAAGGCATATTTACTGAAAATAGATTGCGGTCAACCATGGAACAATAAGTTTGATATTGGTTGGCGCTGGTGGGTATGTAACAAGTGTTCCTTCTCAGGTCTGGGTGAATCATCAGGTTTCAGTGAGCAGGCATCCGTATCAAACTTCAGTGAGAATAACATTCGCTCGCTGTTACTTTACGGAGAGCATATCAAGAACTGGAAGATTACCAACGTTGACTACTCTGACTGTCTCATTGATGATCCTAACACGTTTATCTATCTCGATCCACCCTATGCGAAAGTAGGAAAGGACGGTACATCGTTCCTGTACGGTCGTAACGGTGACATGCATAAGAACTTCGATCACGTGGAGTTTCATACGCAGGTTTCTTACTGTAAATCTAACATGATGATCTCCTACGATAACAATGAGTTGCTGAAAACAATGTATCATGACTGGCAGCAACACACCTTTGATCTGACCTACACACTACATTCAGGTAAGAACTATCGCGAGGATGAAAAGAATCGTAAGGAACTCCTGTTGAGGAACTATGAACTTCTCACTTGATCTACAAACTGCGATACGCAACGAAGAAGTAATATATCTCCCGAACTTTTACGATCTGAACATTACACTCGAAGACGCTGAAGCAGATGCTACCTACGCTCGTTCGGTTGATAACATAAAACTGTACGATCACGGTTACTGTAGTCAGACTGCTTACATTACGACTGAATCCGTTAAACGATTCTGTGCTCAGATAATGAGTGCTACGCATTCTCCTCACTGTGATGCGCACTTCTATGTCGCCTACGATACAGACTTCGTTGGATTTGGCGCACACTCTGATGAGACTGATATTTTATACATACAGTGTGTTGGTTCGACAGTATGGGAAATAGATGGAATGAAGTATAAACTCTCTGAAAATGACGCGATTTACTTTCCTGCGAACACGATACATGAAGTTGTTACATTGACTGAACCTCGTGTTGGTTGTTCCTTTGGTTTTAAGGCAGATAGATAATGGCAGTATATTGTCCTGACATTCCACTCACCTTCGTTCACATCCCGAAAACTGCCGGATCCGCCGTTTCCTCGTGGTTAAAAACCCACGCACACGGCACCGACTATATGCCACTCTCATTCGGAAGTAAGCACTGGGAGTTCTCTAAAGTCAAATCGCATATGCGTGCTAGACGTCTGAATCCAGGAACCGTGGTAGTGGTCGTTCGCAATCCCTGGGATAGACTCGTGTCTACTTGGGCGTACTATCGCCTTCGTAATGCGTCCTGGGTGAGCGATGACTTTCACGAGTTTGTCATGAACACGTCTTGGGGAAATGCGAAGAGACGTCAAACGTCTTTCTTCCCGCCAAACGCATTGATATTACGTTTCGAGAATCTCGCCACTGACTTTTCTAAGATACAAGAACTCTGTAACTGTAACGAACCGCTCGGAGTCAAGAACTCTACCGAGCACAAACACTACACTGAGTATTATACCACTGAAACGTATAAAGAGGTCGCGAAACGGCATGCTGCTGATATAGCAACCCTTGGATACAGTTATGAAAACAACCCTTGACTTTAAAGAAGCATTCACTGATACCGTAGCAGGGACTCTTATCGGTGTTCCTATTAACTTTGTATTGGCGTCTATTGCTGTAAATCTAGACTGGAGTGCTCTAGAAATCACTGTCTATTTTACTGCTACTTTCTTTGCTTTATCTGTATATCGTAAAATGCGTATAAGGAGATTCTTCCGTGAACGATACGAGTGAACTCGAAAAGGAGAACCTAAAAGGTTCTCTGATAGCACCTGAAGAAACGATCACTAATGAACCTACAGGTCAGGAATACACTGTAGGAGAGATAGAACATAGTAATCGAATACAGAAATCAGTTACTCCTAAAGGTACATTTGACTGGTATCTTAAATGGATATCATCTGTTCTGATTCTTATTTCGCTGACCTTTCGTTCTGCTGGACCTGATTACTACTCTTATGATATCGCCTTTGGATGGTTCGGTATTGTAGGTTGGTTAGCAGTCAGTATCCTATGGAAAGATAGAGCGTTAATCCTACTGAACGGTGTTTCACTCGTATTACTCTCAATCGCTATACTGAACTTCCTATCATGAATGATGACCTCTGGAAAGAGTTTTTAAGACAATATCCTAAAGCGGATCCAGTACATCATCCTAAACAGGCGATGTATTATGCATATATGTTCTTTTACTATAGGAACAAACGAGGTCAAACCGTAAATACTCGTGCATGAACACTATTGAAAATCAATAAAAATGTGTAAAGTATAGTGAAAATAACTCCTATACAGTCTCTTACTTACTCATACGTCTATTATCGTGTATTCATCCTACAATCTATAGTGAAATCTAAAAAATATCGCGAAAACTCTAGGAAAAACAAGAGTTTAGCATCATATAGGCGGATTTCACTCATCGTCGCCTCATAATAGGGCGAAAGCATATACGGTGTGGGATTTATAGGTGAAAATAACCTTTATAGCGGAGAGGAGGGTCCGAACCCCTATCCTGTCGAAAAAGTCAAGCATTATCAGTAACCTGCCACTCATCCCCTACTCTTCATAACTCACTGATTCATATAGAGAAAATCAGTCTTTACTTTGCTCCTCATAACCAGTATAATGATTATATTGAATAGGGAGTTGGATATGAAAGCATTTGACCTAGTAACTGACGAAATGATTGAGCGAAAACTCACCTCTTGGTCTGAAAACGAGTGGTTGAACTGTCGAGCAAACTTCATGGAATACCAAGCAGCGTTTGGTCCTGAAGCAACTAAGACTTTTCGTCAGTTCGCTTGGGGCATCGCTGCTCAGAACTGTCTTTTCTCTGTCTTGAAGGAGGCACAATAATGTCAAATATTCGCGCTGAAATCGCTGAACTGTTCCGTCACTATGTTGATCATCCTGAGAACGTCGTTGATGGCAATACTGACTGGGACTTCGTTGAAGCTGACATCATGATGCATCTTGGTGTTGATCGTGTCATCGAAGAGATGGGTTCGCTCGAAGCATTCTATGGTTACTATGCTGAACTCATTGATCTTCATCTTGCTTTTGCGGAGGTAGCATAATGACTCTTAAGAGTGCTATGACCATTCTCTATAAGGAATGTGAGTTTTTAGGTATGACTTTCAATGACTTAGAGAACTTCCTCTTGGAATCTCCTGGTGCATTCTCCTCTAATACCCTCGCTGCTCATAGGCGATATCTTGATCATCGGGCATGGGAGGCACTCCAGGAACGTTAGTTGGTGCTTGGGCGACTGAAAAACCACGAAAATTGCTAATGATTGCTATGGGGTTGTGTAAGTCGCTGTTTTTTCAGGAGTTTTTTCGCTTTACTTTGATTGAGAAATCAGTATAATAGGTATTGTAGGGTGAAGTGTCGACTGGTGAGGATGATCCTCTTAGACTTAACTGAATGACCTTCCCCTCTTGGAGATGAATATGACCGTTTCTACTGTACTTCGCCTGATCGCTCGCCGTAAGCAGAAAGCAAATGATGATTTCAAAGCAGGTCTGATTGACCGTGATGAGCGAATCATCATCCTCGCTGAACTGATGGCCATGGAAGCAGATGTACAGAGGGAGGCAGCATAATGACTCAGATCGAGGAAATCTTCTACAATCACTCGTTTCGTTATGGGGATCATGTATACTGCTCATATGACAGTGTCTATGACGATATGCGCGATTTGTATCCTCATAAAAGTCATGAAGAGATTTGTGCTCTGATGGAGGAGTTTGATGAAACCGTATAAGGACTATGCGCATAAGAAGCGTGAGACCAACACCGATGAGGACGTCATGTCAGGCATCCTCGTATGTGCCACGTTGGGTGTCATACTCGGCGTCATGATGGGGTTGGCCATATGATCAGCACATCCGCATTATGTGCACATCTAGAAGGCACATTCCATGGGAGACTTGAATCAGCAAAACGTGCTGTTGAGTATAACCCATCTGATGAGAATCGTATTCGCCTGAGTGAGATACAACAGGCATATGATCTAGTGTATGGTATTTTGTATCAATTTGAGGAGAGCAATAGTGCTACTGACAATGACAACACCTCTTGCTGAACGCATAGAGAGATGGGCAACATCTGGTAAAGCAAAGAACATACTGCTACATCCTAGTGATTTCTATGTTCTCTCGAGTGCTAATCTAGTAGAGAAAATCTCAGAGAAATATTCCTTAGAGGTCAAGTGCCTAGGAGGAGAGTCTGGTCTTAAGGACTGGATGAAAGAGAGACTCCGTAAGAGTACCGATGACGAGGAGTGATCATAGTATGACCCCCCCCCAAACCTATGGGGGGTATTGGTCACACGGGACTCCTACTCAAAATGGGGTCAAGGTTTAGGGTCCCCCCAATGTTTCACTGCGCGAACAAAACGAACAACGGGACTCCTACAGTTTTCAAAGTATCCTGCGCAGGATGGGTGACGAGACGTTGTTGCTCAATGGGGGCGAGTAGTGAGGCAGGGACTGACACCACCTGTATCCCCTCGAACGGTGTATATGATAATGACACCTCACTACTCATCTATTTTAGGAGAGAAAAATGCATGATGCGTTGATTAAGGTAAACAATGATCCTCGTTTACCCGATGACATTGATATGTTTCTTGATCACTGGATTATCGTTCGTAGAGATGGGACTCCTGTACTCAATGGTAAAGAGCAAGAGTTTGAGCAAGCACTACGAAGATTGATCAGTAAAGAGCGTCAGAAAGCAGTCAATACACGTGATTGGCATCACTATGATGTTTGGACAGGAGAGTTCTTCGAATGATGTTCTATCGTTACTTAATCTTTGTCGATGGGATTTCAACTGATATCATGGTCACTGCTATGTCAAAGTATAGTGCCGAAAAGAAATACTACAACACGTTCGGTAGCGCAAGTCGTTATTCGGGTGTGAGTATGAGTTCAATTGAAGCAAGGAGATTGTGATGAGTGAAGTGAAATGGTATGCTCGTGGTACAATGGGCGAGTGGGTTTTGGACCAACTAGAGTGCCTTGAGCATGAAAGCGTGGAGGCAGTGATGCGCAAGTTGTGTCGCTATCTCAGTCTAGACGAGGCACAGCATGAAGTGTCTCACTGGTTAAATCCGGAGGGAGTGTAATGTGGGGTTTCGTGGTGTTACTCGCAGTCTGGATGACATACGTCGAGACTGAAATGCCAAACCGAACCAATGAGTGTCCATACATTGAGTATGGATGTAATGAAGAGGAGAGTACCGATGGTACACAAGAAGAACGTCCGTAATAGACGGCAGGGTGCACTGGAGCGACTGCGGAAGGTGCAAGAACCAAATGAGCGGCAGCAGAAAGAGATCGCCGTATTGGAGAAGAGACTTAACACGTAATGGATCTCGCATCTGTCATCATAGCAACTCCATATGTACTGGTGTTACTGGCAGTCGTAGGAGTGATGGTATGGGCACTGAATCTTATCGTGCCCTTCGTTTTTAAAATCGTGTGGTATGTGTTCCTGACGTTTTGTGCGTTAGGAATACTGGCACTCATGTTCGCCTGAAACTGTGCGAGTTTTCAAAACGTGTTCAGAAAAAAATTTTCGCAGGGTATTGCGTCTTTGTCAAAGTCGCGTATAATATAATATATGAAAACGAATTATAAGTTATGGGACATGACCGTGCAAACCTATGAAGTCTCATCTAAGGATGATGATGCTTATCGTCATGTAGAGATCGAGTTTGGTGGTGGTTCAATCAAACTCTATAAGATCTGGGAAAGCATGTACGACATTGCGAAGCATGAGTTTTATCATGGTGATGGATTGCGTTTCATTGTTGGATATGAACTACAACTGGATACAATCACAGGCGAGTTTATACAGCATGAGCATAAGACGCATATCAATCTAAGTAATGTATGCAGACTAAAGGTACTGGAAAAAGTCAATGGACAGTGTGGATAGTGACAGCAATGTTGTATCAATAGAATCTTTCAAGCAAAAGAAAGAGGAAGAAGTACAAGGGATCATCGATAAGTTGGGATTGGAACAACTCATCGATGATCTCACTTCATTTTATGAGAACACGAAGTTCTCTCTTGATATGGAAGATGCCCCAACCTACGCCGACTGGGTGCGTTTAGAAAAGACCCTAGATATATTTGACGATATGCTTGATCACCTATGGGCGAATCAAGCAGTCCAGTATGAACCACCTCTCTTTGATATGGCAGGTGAACTGAGGAATATAGTTAAGAACATGAGACACATGTGCGAGGGTAATACAAAATGACGCCACGTGAGGCACTTTATCATATATGTGTGAAACTTGGTCCCATCCCGCAAACTAACCGAGACGACAACATTACTCATCAAGAAGCGCAGATTCGCGATGCTGTTCGTGTACTACAGGAACTCATAGAAAAATCTGAAAAGTTAGATCACTTCGGATAATGGAAGAACTAATCCATACACGAGGCGGCGAAGGCGCAGGTGACATTATTGGTGCGTTGAATGTAGCAGCGGCATGGGCGGCACACTACAATCGACATGTACATATTTGTCTTCACTGGGGCAAGGATCGACACGGCAATCCACTCACTGGCGATTATAAAGTAATGCCCGATGATCCAGAATCCATCGAGGATCGCTATCGTCACGTCTATGAAAGACTCTGGAAGAATGATATGTTCTCATACGAAAACGTGTGGGCATCAGACATGTTTTCATATGTTGACTTGTTGATGGAAGACAACGCATTGAGGAGAAAGCATAGACCGAAACGTTGGATCGTAGAGAGCGGCAACATTGAAGATATGAAGGAGGGTATTCCGTTTCATAAATACTGTGGTCCAGAGTGGCGCTGGGATGATTTGCCAACTATGGAAAAGAAAATCTGTATTTGGTCTCCCAATCAAAATGCTGAAGAGATTAAAGATTATAAAAATCATCCTTTGAGTGTAGCGCACTGGCAAGATCTTCACAACTCTTTGGGGTACATGTTCCCAGATTACGAGATTGTAAAACTCACATACAGAGATGACTTCCGTGATGTCTATGAACATATTCGCGAATGTGCATTTTGTATAGGATATGACGGTATGTGGCATGTAGTGGCAAAGAACTTCGGTAAACTATTCATCACTGCTACAACTGATATGACTGTAGCACATCAAGTCACAAATCCTCATGCCCCAGTGTTTCGACTTCCGGAACAGTTCTATCGCTTTATACATAACTGTGCATATGAAGAAGGATTTCTTGTAAGGGAGCAAGAACTTGCGCACAGTTATCACAATTACAGATTAGCAAGGCACACCAAGCACTTGCTATTCGAGGTGTAGGATGATAAATCAAATCGCATTACAGATGTTGACTGATAACGTTGGAGTCTTTAAAAAAGTCTTTGACGAACAGTGGTGCTACCAAGTCAGGAAACTGATGAATGAGAAAATAGAACACGCCGAAAATTGCTTACCAGATGATCACGATGGTAACAGTGAGTGGATGGGGATTTCTTTTCGGAAAAACGAAAAACGAATAGACACCAGTCTATTAATGGAAAGGTTCGGTTCCCTGCAAGGATATGAAGAAGAACTAAAGAGCGCACTACAACAATGCCTAATCCTATACGATAATGAAGTATGGGGTAAACATATGGAAGGGAATGATCCTGGTTCCAAGATGGGTTGGAGTTGGAAACACATGGAGCGCATTCAATGTAAAATGCAGAGAACTCCTCCTGGTGGAGGATTTTGTCAAATGCATTTTGAGCAAGGTCCGGACTACTTCACCTCAAGAAGATTCGGCGTATGGATGCTGTACTTAAACACTGTTGACGATGGGGGAACAACAGATTTTCCCAATCAAAACATGAGAATCAAACCAAGTGTTGGTGACTTGGTTATTTGGCCAGCGGCATACACTCATCCACACAGATCTTCCCCTGACTTGGGGCAGTTTAAATACATCATCACTGGTTGGTTCATCTATAAAGACCCAGATGATGAGAAGAATACAGTGCCATTTGAAAAGAGCAGATTTAATGTCGTTTGATGTAAACCTAGAAAGGGTTGTACTAGAAGTAATCGGTGGGTGCAACTACACCTGTCAAATGTGCCCACAAACGAATCCTGGTCGCGGTAAAGACTGGACTAGGAAGATGCCGCTCAAACAATTTACAAATATCCTTGACCAAATCGTTCCGAAATACGGGACTCCTCAAATCAATCTGGAGGGTTCGGGCGAACCCACGCTCGCGAAAGACCTACACAAATACGTGCGTGAAGTAAAGAAGCGAGGACTCAAGTGCTACATCTACACTAATGGGTACAACCTTCGCGGCGATTACATGAAGCGTATCGTCGATGAGGGAATTGACTTTATTCGTTGCAGTGTCATTGGTTATGATGCAGAAAAATATAAGAAGTGGATGGATTGTGATAACTTTTACAGAGTCAGATCCAATCTAATGGACACCATGGATTACTCTTTTACCACTAGGGCACCTGTAGAAGTAAGTTCGTATCACCTCATCACAGACAACAATCAAATAAAGTACGAGATCAGTGAGTACAACGGCAACTTTATTAAACACGTTGGATGTAAGGCATACATATGGAAGATGCACAACTGGTCAGGAAACTATGATCCGAATGGGAATGCTAGGATAGGCGATGTTCGTAAAACTTGCGGACGACCATTTGGACCAGAGATTACTATTCGCGCAGGAGGCAACGGCAAGACTGGCGCGATGACACCTTGCTGCCAAACACTTGGTCCACCCAACGAGGCAAAGTCTGTACTTGGACACTTCGAGGATCAAACATTCGAGGAAATCTTCTGGGGCGAAAAGTATAATGAGTTGCGTAAGGCGCACGAAGAAGAACGGTTTGATGACATTGAATATTGCAAGAACTGCGACTTCCTTTATGATGATCCCGAAGTGTTGGTTTGGTCTAATGACCCTGATGCCAGAACGAAACATATGCTGGGAACTAACTTCTCTTTGGAGCAGAATATCATTGCGAGCTTCGCGTGACCAAACTTTTACTTCATCCTCCCAAAACAGCAGGGGCAACAATAAAGGCGATAATATTAGATCACGATCCTTGTAGGCACGAATATATTTTTCCTGATATTCATATGGTAACTTCCCCGATGAGGGAATACATAGAAAAACAATCGTCATCCTGGGATAAACATTGCCCATTAAAGTTCTATGGACTTGGTTTAGATTTCCCTTGTATATTGCCTGTCAGGCACCCATATCCTAGAGTATGTTCTATGTGGGCATACGATGTTAAACAAAAACAAAAGAAAGGAAACCCTGCTCAAGATTTTGCGAGTTACCTAGACAAGATTGTTAATCACCCAGGATATTGGGAACCTTGGAGACCTTGTTATTACTGGTATGAAGGGTTGCTGACTGAACCTGATATTATCCGCCAAGAAAACCTAGAAGAAGATTTAAAGAAGTTGGGGTTTGATATGATAGATTACGACTACGACTTCAACTACACCATAGGTTGGGATGTGGAAAAAGCATTGAACTTTTTAACCGATAAGTCAGTTAAACTTATCAACGAAAGGTTCGCTCAAGACTTTGAAATATTTGGTTATGAAAAAGTTTAGTGCGACAATCCTTGTTGCATGTGCATTCCATGCGCATGCGCAGGACGATATGTACGAAGTCGCGAAAGATACTTGTTGGGATTTGATCAAGAGCGAGTATCCCACCAAACGCATCTATCTTAATACTCATGACAGGATTGGGTTTACTGGACAAAACAGATACTTTATGGCAGGGCGATGTTATGAACCTGCCTGCAATGAACCGTTCAGTTGGTTTGTGTACCAAGTCAGATACATTGAAGGCAGGAAAGCAAACATCACCTGCACTATGCCAGATGGCGGTGAACCCAAGTTAGATCGATACAATCAGAACAACAGTTTTATGCCGCCTGAATAGTCTCGATTTCGCAGTGCTTCTGGTCGCTGAGTTTTACAACCCTGCCAGACCTCAATACCTTGCCACGGACAGTGAACTCTTTGATCTCTCGAGCATTGATTTGACAGTTAGTCACAATCGCCCAGTCGTTGCCTTTTTTGTCAGTGACATAGATTGTGTCTTCGACGATTCGAACAACTGGTTCGAGTGTTCTAGTAGGAATCACATCTGCGTTAGCAATAGCAGGGATTAGTAGCAACATGAGTGCTATCTTTTTCATGGATTTCTCCTTGCGTCATCACGACGCTCCGTCGCCTCACGGCGAAATATTACGTTTTTATTACAGTTTTATTACTGCAATATTATATAGTATCAGTAAATATTCCACTTTACTTTCATAGCGAAATATTATACTATAAATAATACCGATGATACTGTGGGATACAGGTCATCAGTTCTCTACGCAGAATGGTCTGGTAGAGTATAACAACAATCTTGCTTTTAAATAAGGAGATCCGTTATGGTATCTAAAGCATTTTCTTTTCCACGTTCACACTTCATTGGTTTCGATCACGTTTGGAATGAGATTGAAAGACTGTCAGACATGGCAGACAACAAACTCTATCCTCCCCATAACGTAGTCAAGCACGATGATGTTAACTTCACCGTAGAACTTGCCTTGGCAGGTTACAGCAAAGACGACCTCACTGTTGAAGTGAAGGACGGCATCCTAGTTGTAGCTGGTGACAAGTCAAGCGAAGAACGTGAGTATCTACACCGTGGTATTTCTTCTAAGAAGTTTACACGAACATTTAGGTTGTCAGAACACGTTGTTGTAAGCGGAGCGGATTTTGTGGATGGACTACTGGTCATTGACCTGAAAGTAGAGATCCCAAAAGAGAAGCTGCCTCGCGCTATCCCAATCGGTAAAACCAAGGGTAAGAAGCAACTTTTAACTGAGGACTGAAATGAAAAACTTGGCAATCGTTGCCTTGTGTTTCTTTTCTACTTTCGCAACTGCAAGTGACATCGAGGAAGTCGTCGTCAAGGCGAGGCATACTCGTATCGTTATGATCAAACTAGCAGAGAACCACGTGCAGGATCCAAAGACTGGTGACTGGCACTATGTGGAAGAGCGCAAAGTAGAAAATAACAAGGCATAAACACTCGGGGAGACTTCGGTCTCCCCTTTCAAGGAACCGTGTAAATGGAACTAATACCTATCATTGGAATCGGCGCTGTGATGATGATTGCTCCTGTAGCAATCGGCGTCACACTCGTTTATTCATACGAAGCAACCAAAGACATCGGCAAAGAACAATCGTAAGTTATTGATTTAACTATAGTTTCTTTTGTTTGCTATTCCATTAACTTGCGAGTATAATGATCATAATAATGTGTTTTATGGAGTTAATGTGATATGAGTCAAAGGGAAAATGGTTTTCGTGGCGGTATTCAGAAAGGAATGTGCGCTACTGATGCAGCTGCTCGTAAGTTAGACGAACAATGTAAAACACTAAAGGATAAACTCGCGGAAGAGTTTCCTGCCCTACAACTTCAGCGCAAACTTACCAAAGATCAAATCCCTGGTAATAAAGGTGCCTGTGAACCTGACGGTGGCGTTTGGTTGCGAGATGGAAAAGTTGTTGCTGTCTTCGAAGCGAAAAAGCAGGGGACTGGCGGTAATGCCATAGAAAGATGGTTCAAAAACAATTACATTTGTCGACTGATCAATCCCGATGTTTGTTATGTGACTTTCTGTAGTGGGGAGGGTGCTCGACCAGATCACGTCTTAGAAAAAACGCTTAATGTTGCACACCTTGATGGATTCAATAAGTTTGTGGAAAATAAAAACTCTTGCTATCTCAGCGAAGATGGATATAATAATGAAGAGGTGGAGAAGATTATGCGTGAAGTTTTGGAGTATGTAAGTGCCTAAACCGTTGTTTATATGGGCAGGTGGTAAGAACAAAATGTTGAGGCATTATCTGCCTCTCCTTCCTTCTCGTATTGATCCTCCGACTGAATATTGCGAACCATTTTTTGGTGGTGGTGCAATGTTCATACATGCTATGTCAAACTATCCAATCAAAAAAGCATTTTTGAATGATATCAATCCAGATATCGTTAGGATCTACACATCAATCAGAGACAACTTGTCTGAGTTCACTTTCCGTTTAGATTCGCTGGAAGCAAAGTATCTTCCACTGGACAAAGAAGATCGTAAGAAGTTTTATTACGATGTACGAGAGGAGCATGCTTGGGATTACGAGAAGTGGAATGATGTTGAAGAATCAGCGACTTTGTATTTTCTTATGAAGACTGGGTTTAACGGTATCTTCCAGATCAACAAAAACACCAATGGTCGTTATGGCACACCTAGTGGTTTATTAAATCAAACAGACTCAATCTATAACAGAGGAGATCTATCTTGGTGGCATGATGCACTAAAGATTGCCGAGTTCTCGTCCGTTGACTGGAAACAATGTGCCGAAAAAGCAAGTGAAGGTTGTTATTTTTTCTTCGATCCGCCTTATCGAAACAGCATTGCTGATTATGGTAATGCGTTTACTGATGACCAATGCCTAGAACTGATTGATTTCTGTCAAGATAAACCGATCACATATCACAGTAATCGTGCTGACGACAACTGGTTTGAAGACAAATGCGGAAAGTTGTCGTACAAATATTTTCCTGTAACCTACACTGCTGGCAGGAGAAAGAAAACTGAAGAAGGTTATGAAGCGAAAAAGGCGAGGGAGATTCTGCTGTATTCCTAAGTTATTGATTTTCCTAAAGTTTTTTAGACTTTACTTTGATACCCGTTTCAAGCATAATAACTGTATGGTTGATAACGGAGATGAAATGATGATTGATATTGCTATTAACAACTTGTTCGACGCGATTGGTAAGGACTTCGCTGCTTGGCGTGCCCGTGGTGAGTACGGTAGCGAGAACGACTACGGCGAAATGGTCGATAACCTGCACGTTGAAGAAGGTCGTAAGTATCTCAAGATTGTCAAGAAGATGGGCAGTCAAGAGTTGGTTTGGGGTTTCATTGTCAAGAAAGATGACAAGAAGTTCCGTGCTGGCGATATCCTGAAAGCAGCATCTTGGGCAGCACCTGCCCGCAACCAAGCGCGAGGAAACATCCTCGATGGAGACTTCTCTTGGGTTCGTTGGACTGGTCCGGAGTATCTTTAATGATGCTCCGAATGTTTGCGGACGTTGTTCCTGAAAGCGAAGTCCTTGATACTATCCCGACCGAAACTCTAGAATGGGCGGATCCTGTGAAGTTTCTTCATGAGGGCACACCGCACATGGAGAAGATGGGTTACAAGTCTGCGGTATCATTTGACATTAATGGTCGTCCTAGTTTATACTATATCTGGGATGATCGTAGGCAAAAGCACATAGCAAGAAGGTTTGATGATGAAAATATTGAGAGAAACGACAACGTATTCGAAAGTCGATTACGAAGTTCCTCAGCATGATTATCTCATAGAGGGTGGTCATGGCGGTCGCCTGATCGCGATGCGTAAAAAAGGTTCTAAAGATTGGGAGAAGTTTACCAAGTTGTTGCCTTTCAGCAAAAAGCATCGCACGTTCAAAGAACTTCGCGAACCACTCCCTACTGAATTCGTAAAACCGTACATGACCCGACCTTTCAACTTGGAGATATTTTTGGCATGAGACTAAAAGTTATTTCTTGTGACGATAGCAGCAAGTGGTATGCTAACAAGATAGGAGAATCTTTCCCCTTACTCCGCGTAGGGGACCACGAGTGTTATGTTGCTACGATGGATTCGTACAACACAGGCAACTTTATCACCAACTGTGATTTTATTGTAGAGGTAGAAGATGAGAAAGAAGCAGATCCCACCCCCAGTTGATGTTCCTGGCAGAAAGGTTTCTTGGAAACCCAGTCTGAACTCAGATCGAATGTATGGTGAAGTTGTCCACGTAGGGTTTCGCTGGCCGTATCCAAAAGATCCTAAATACCCTTCTGGGAATGTTCGCATGTTGAAGAAGGTCATTTCAGTAGCAACAGCAGATGGTCGTATCTTTAAAATGTCAGGCGAACAAGAAGATCTGAAAAAGGTAGGGATGATCGTGGAGTCATCAAGCGAGGACTAATTGCACTGGATAACATTGCTCACATCATTGTCGATTGCTGGAGTCGCTGCGTGGTATAGTATCGTAGGACTCATGGCAATCTTCTCGGGTGCGGCGATAGCGATCGCCATTATGGGTGGTGTATTGGAAGTTGGCAAACTGGTAACTGCTGCATGGTTACACGCCAACTGGAAGAAAGTACCACTGTTGATGAAGACTTATCTTACATCAGCAGTGTTTGTGTTAATGGTGATCACTTCCTTGGGCATCTTCGGTTTCTTGTCGAAGGCACACTTGGAACATTCGATATCAATTGGGGGCAATAATGCACTTCAAATCAGCAACTTGGAAAAGCAGATTGCACGCCAGCAATCAATCATTGCAGATGCAGAAACGGTTCTCACGCAACTGGACCAACAAGTCTCTGTACTCATTGAGTATGACAGAATTCGTGGCCCTACAGGTTCGATTGCGGTACGCGAAAGTCAATCAAGTGAGAGGCAAGCACTCAACGAGACGATCGATGCTGCGTACACACGAATTGACGAAATCCAAGAGGACCTCTCACCGCTCCAGCAAGAATCGCTGGCGATTGAAGTTGAAGTCGGGCCACTTAAATATATTGCTGAGTTAATCTATGGAGAAGACGATGCTAAAAACCATTTCGATCGTGCTGTTAGGTTCGTTATTATCCTTCTTGTTACTGTATTCGATCCTCTCGCAGTCATCCTCCTCCTCGCCGCAACCATGGGTTTCTCCACCCGTAAGCAGTCTAGGATGTTCACCGATGATGGGAATCTAAAGGTTGACCGAGAGAACGTTGTTGATGTAGAAGAGTTACTGCCTGAAACACCAACTCCTAGTTTTGATCCACCAAATGTGGTAGAGACTAAAGTAGATTGGGATCATGCACCTTCTCCCCCTAGTGCGGTAGATGATGCGGCGAACGTCATGGGGCAGTATGAAGAGATTGAAGATTTGCCTCCTGCTGAAGAAATGGAAGACATGGAAGTAATCGAATCTGAACCCGAAGATGACGGGCACGGTATCAACCTTGCCGATGATCCAACTGATAAAGTGAGAAAGGGTTGGGTAGAATGGCAAAGAAGGAACAAAAAGAAAACTTGACATTAATCGCAGATAGCGGTACACTATATCTATGAATATATTTTACTTACACGAAGACCCTGAGCAGTGCGCCAAAGAGCACAACGACAAGCACTGTGTCAAGATGGACATCGAGTATCCACAGATGCTCTCGACTGCACATCGTGTACTCGACGGGGATGAGTGGTATGACAAGACTGCTAATGGCAGAAGAATCAAAAGATGGAAGCATCCCGAACCTGTTATGGATTCTCTACTGTACAAAGCAAGTCATATCAATCATCCCAGCGCAGCGTGGGTTCGCGAAAGTAAGAATAACTACAATTGGTTGTATCAGTTGTGGACGAAACTTTGCGAGGAGTACACTTGGCGCTATGGAAAAACTCATATGTCTTGGTCGAAGCTTGGCGTCGCGTTATCTCGTCCCCCTCAAAATATTGACGACAAACCATTTGTCGAACCACCTCCAGCAATGTCGCACTTCCCTCAATGCATCGTGGAAGGAGACTCCATCGAGTCCTACAGAAACTATTACAGAGAAGCGAAGGCAAGTTTCTCCAAATGGACAAAGCGACCAGTACCAGCGTGGTGGAACGTATGATGTGGATTAAGAAACTACTGGGAACTCCCCTTGATAAAAACCCTATAGATACTGTTATCGTTGAGAAACTTCCTGGTGCAGATAATGAACAAGTGCAGGAAGTTTATCAGGCAAGGTGGGTTTGGTATCATACTATCCTTGCGGTAGAGATAGCATTCACAAATATTTTATTGTTGGGCATACTGATTATTTTGGCATTCAAATGAGCAAAGGTGACGGTTACAGATCAGGTAACACTCGGATGTTTAACATTCGTGTTCCCGAGTATCTGCATGCACAGTTTAAACAAATCTGCGGAGAAGCAGATGTAACTATGGCAAGTGCGTTGATTGGATACATGGAACGCATTGTTGACGGCACTGAGGATATCGGCGGTAAGACTAAAGAGAACGCAATGTTTGATCCTCTTGCAGACATTCGAACTCAATACAAAGATGGTGAGGATTACTGATGGGAATTGATTATCGGTATAATGAGTTTGCGTTGATCAGTGAGTTGGAAGATTATGTCAACTCAACTTACGACGAGCATTACTCCAAAAACAAATACCAAGCAACTGAGTTTATTATCGACGGTGGTCATGGCGAGGGTTTCTGCCTTGGTAACATTTTGAAATACACTCAGCGTTATGGCAACAAAGAAGGAAAGAATCGTAAGGATCTGCTGAAGGTTCTCCACTATGCCTTGATTGCTCTGCACGTACATGATCTGGAACATGAGAATGATCAAGGATTTTGAGTTTAAAGAAATCTGGCCGATTCCTATACTGTTTACTACAGTAGATTTGCCTCATGAAGAAATAAGTGATTATGTTAGGGAGACTCTTGCTAAACATAATTCTTATACAAGTTATCATGACAAAAAATTTAATGAGTACATGAAGTTAAAAGTGCCATGGCGCATCGCATTAGAAAACTGTATGAAGAATGCCGCCAAGACTTTCGCGGACAAAAGAAAAATAGATTGCCCACCTTTCCTTGACTATTGGTTCTCAGTTTACAACGAGGGTGATGACCATGTATTACACAGTCATCCATACGCATTAGTCGCAGGAACCTATTATCCATATGCGGACGAAAACTCAACTAAGATTAGATACAGAAATCCTCATGGACAGTTGATTGCTCATTCTGAACCAGGAGAAAGGTGTGAAGATATGCTGTACACCCACTACCCCACAACTGGTCAACTGAACTGCTGGCCATGTTGGTTGGAGCATGAGGTTCGCCCCCAAAAAGACGTTGACCCTGATAAGAGTAGAGTTGCTATCTCGTTCAATTATGGCAACTTGAAAATGACTATGGACAAGAACGAAGCAAGTCGTTGATCTTACTAGAGTTTTTTCTCTTGCTTTTCCTCCTTGATTGAGGCATAATAAAAGTATAGGAGGTGCATCTATGCGCATTTATGGTTCTATGTCTCACGATTTTACTGGTCGTAAGATCAAGAAAAGTAAACCCAAGGGTGAGGTCTACGCTAAATATAAGCGACCTGCTTTTTCCGAGATGACTGCCCGTAGTGGTCCTGTTCGTCGCGATGAAGGTCAGGTCTATGCTTCGGTAGACTGTACGAAGGGTGGTCCCTGCGCTGCTCCTGAGAAGAAACAGTATACAGGGACTCTGGTCAAGGGTATCGCGACGATGCATAAGTCGAACGCTGTACCTGTCATTGACGACGAGCAAGCGAAAGATCTTGCCCGTATGAGGAGGTGATGTATGCCGTCAGGCGTTTGGACTGAACAGAGGGTGCGAGATTATTTTGATACGCACTGGGATGTGACCCTTCGACAACTAGCGAGGATGAGTGGGTGGTCTGTAAAGGACTTGAAAGCAATTCTACTTATGGGGTAGAGATATGCGATATCTAGTATTTGCAGTTGCGACAACATTCATCGTTGGTTGTGCGGAACTTGGAAAATGGGTTCCTAGTAAGTACGATAACAACGAGTTTGATACTCTAGCGGAAATACAAGTCGTTGCTGGTATGCCAACGAAAGACTGGTGTAATCCTAGAGAGTTACAGTTTATGAAACGACAGAGCGCCAAGTTGGTTCTCTATGGAAAGTATAGGTTGAATGACAACATTGAAGGGATCTATAATGACCTGCACTCTTTGGTGTCAGAACTAGCAGAAAAAGAAGAACCAAGTGATGTGTACTGTAAGATCAAGCGAGGCAGTATCGCTGATGCCTCTGAAGCAGCACTTAAAGTTTTCGGGGGTAGGAAATGAACTTAGAACTTTGGCAGAAAGCAGCGGAAATAAAAGTTCGGGAGTACAAAGAACTCTTGGACGCTGGACACATAACTCAGGGTGAGTATGAGGAGTTGGTCGAAGATATTGTTGACCTCGCTCGTATTCAAGATCAACTAGAAACAGAAGATCTTAAGAACAAAGCAGTCAAGGCGATTGACGCGATTAAGGTTGTAGCAGGATTACTTTAATGGAACTTGAAAATATAGAAGAAGTCAACCCATCTGCTCTAGTGGCAGTAGAACTTCTTTCTTCATATTTCGAACAAGACGCCCAAGCAGATCACGACGCATATGGTAAGTTGAGATGGGCATGGGAGTTTACTTGGAAAGACGCACCAGTAGAAGTGCATATGGTGCGCACATTAAATAATAAGTATGCTCTAGCAGTAGCAGACTTTGGGCGTGATGGACTTCATGCTCGGGACTGGTCTAAACACAACAAGGGGCATCTTGGCAAAGCAAAAAGAATTCTTGGTAAAACTTTGAACACGGATTTCTCTGGCGAACTTTTTTAGTTATGAAAAAATTTAATTTGGACTTGATCGAGTTACCCAAGATCAAGCGCGTCACCGTCAACGGTAAACGTCATTATGTAAAAGAGGATGGGGAGGCAGTTCCGTACCCTTCTGTCACCACCGTCCTTTCCTCTTGTAAGAAAACCAAGAGGGCATTACATGAATGGCGACGCCGAGTTGGTGCTGAGCAAGCGAACAAAATATCTCGGCAAGCAACTCAACGTGGCACGTCAGTCCATACTTTGATAGAGGACTACATACAAGGGAAAGAGTCCACTGGCGTAATAATGCCAAACGCTCGCGACATGTTCGGTCGCCTGCGTGATGTTGCTGATGAGCACATCGACAATGTTAGGTTGATTGAGGGACTAATGTATTCTGAGTATCTGCGAGCAGCAGGTACTGTGGATATGGTCGCCGAGTATGACGGCAAACTTTCAGTGATTGACTGGAAAACTGCTGCGAGGCGAAAGACTCGATCTAAGATATATAACTACTTCAAGCAGGAAGCTGCATACGCAGTCATGTTTGAAGAAATGACTGGAATACCTGTGACTCAGTTAGTCACAATCATTACAACGCAAGAAGGAGATTCTCAAGTATTCATCGAACACCGTGACGAATGGGTGGGTGAGTTCTTGAAGTTGAGAGACCAGTATGAGTTGGAACTACAGGATAGCGCATCGCCCTAAGACTGATCCCCTGCTGGGATATCAGATTCACGAGATCTATTATGATGATAAGGGCAATGTCAAATATTATTCGACTAATCCTATAAGTCCATTTGGTGATATACCTGATGAGTTGTATGAAGATATGTGTAACATGATGCGAGCGTTCGACGAAGAACCGTTGAATCTCGATCACGTAGATTACCTGCTAACAAGGAAGGAGCAGGGTTCCGGTCAAAAGAGGGAAACGTAAGGGTACGACTGCGAGGGCATGGTAGAGATGTCCTGATGTGTCCACCGCATATTTTGGAGAGCGGTGTAGACGGGGTCGCAGTCACAAGTCATTGATTTTAAATGACTTTTTTCTATTTGCTTTTGTATACAGTTTCAGTCATAATAGTCTTATAAATAGGGCAAAGGAGGAAATCCTATGACAAAGTATCTGTTTGCAATATTTGTAGTTTTAGTGATCGGCGCTCATTCGCAAGAAACTCACAGTGCTGATATCACTATCCCCTCAAACGCCAAAGTTGTTTATGGCGGCAAGGGTTGTCAACCTGATGGATCTGCTCGCGAACCTTCGTATCGCGCATCCACCAACACCCTGTATCACTACAGTTGTGACCGTTCTGGTCGTGTAGAAGCAGCGACTGATCGTGTGATTCAGAGAACTGTTGATCGAACTGCTTGGCAGATCGAAACTTCTATTCAACATGGCATTGATCGTAAGATTTATGATATGGGACGGAAGTTAGACAAGATCCTTGGTCGATACTAATGTTGGTCTATTATCATGCGAGGACTCCTCAGTACATTGAGGAGTTCGTTGAATGGTGCTGCGAAGAACTTGGTATTGATAAACTTCGCGGATGGATTGATTTCAGGTGGCACTACGGCGAACTAGAAGATAATGCGTTTGGATTATGTACAGGTGATTCTCGTGAAATCTCCATACAGGTTGCGACTCGTCAGTTCGGCGAACCTATTTCCTACGAAGATAAACTCAAAACTACTGCACACGAATTAGTGCATGCTCGTCAGTATCTCCGAAGAGAACTTACTCAGCATCCCGACGAATGGGATCTGCCTGTTTCGCGTTGGAAAGGCAGGAAGATTCATTACGGAAAAGGTAAGTATGGCGAGAACGACACTCCTTGGGAGAAAGAGGCGAGACGCCTAGAAGAAAAACTCTTCAAGAAGTGGATGGAAGAAGAGATATAAATAGATACATCCAAAGGGAAGGTATCTATGGCAATCCGTTCAACAGATGATCTAAAAATCCAACTCGACAAGTGTGGGTACACAGATCTCAAGCAAGGCAAGACTCGAAGCACGGTGGTCGTCGAACTCGAAAAGGGTGGCGATCGAGAGGGTGCATTGAGAAACATTGCCACTAAGTTGAGGGGAAGGTACAACCCCAAAGGTGGTTCATCCTCTGTTGGTCGTACCGAAATCGGAACGTATTACGTTGAAGCAAAGATAAAAGGTGGCGGGGGATCAGGCGCAGGTTCTGACATCACCAAGCTCGCTGAGTCTGCTCAATGCGTTTATAACGCTGCTTGCTACGCCAAGAAACCATACACTCATGCTGGACTCAAAGGTGCCAGCAGTAAGTACGACGTCGACGAGAAAATCGACAACGTGCTAACCAAACTGCCAGACGACTGGATTGCATCTTCCAAGTTGGTGGCAGAAGAATTGAAGAAGAAGTTCCCTTCCTCATCTTATACACATCATCGCGGTTCTGCTTGGGTCGACAAGTTGTATAAGCATGTAAACCTGCTTAACAGAGAAGCAGGTAGACCGTTCGGCGACGCGAATAAGTGGAGTCCTGCTGACATATGGATGACCACACCAAAAGGAGCGAACGTTCCCCTGACTTCCGCTAAAACTTTTGTTGAACTAAACGAAATGTTGATTCAGAATTTTAAGAGTAAGGATATCGTTGGTGTTTCTCTCAAGAAATGTGTAGGAACTGTTACTTACAAAGAACTGAACTTGGGTAGGGAACGACCGACGTTCAAATACGAAAAAACAACAACTGGTCTCCGTGGATTCTTTGAGTCCGGAGATGGATACCTTTTCTTCAATGGTGGGAAAGCGCAGTTTCGTAAGTTCGGCACTACATGGCAGGGCGAACTAAAAGGTAAGAACGCGAACATGGGTAAGATGTCTGGTGGTCCGATCAAAGGGTTGGTCGATATGATCGTTGGACCATCGAAAACATTTATACCTCAAAGAGAACTTAGTGATCGCAACGAAGAAACAATCAAAAAGTTCTACGATTGGTACAATGCTTGTCCAGATACACCTAAGATGGACGAGTACGATTTTTATAAAGCAGTCATGGAAAAAGATATGAACTGGTTTGTCTCTAAGATCATGACAACCCAACTTATTTCCATAGTCGAATCAATGTCAAAGAAAGATAAGGATCGTTTCGCCTCAGGTCTAGTGAACTATGCTGGATCCGAGTCAGAACTATCAGGACCATACGCAAAGGTTTACTAAAATGGCACAGTGGAACAAACTATTTCAACGCATGCTCGGCAACAACGAGGACATCTATGAAGTCCAGATGCTTGCTGACAAAGACGGCAATATCATCAACTCATTTGGTTCGTCTGCAAATATTCCTATTGCAGATGGAACAGTTGAAGGGTACTCAGTTCGCAACATCTTTGGAACTACGGGAGGTGCCGCTAATATCGTTACCACAGAGTTTCGAACTCCTTGGGAAGAAGCGAGCAACTACACTTTCCCATCGTCAGCATCTACTCTCAGTCTTGTGAGTAGTGCAATCGGTGACACAACAGCTGTTGTATTGATTCAAGGTTTGGACGAGAACTTTCTTTCAGTCAGTGAGACAAAGACTCTCACAGGAACAACGCCCATAACCACTTCAAATTCTTATCTTCGTGTGAACGATATGATAATCATCTCGGGCAATGCGACAGGAAATGTCACTTTGGGTGATGGCGTAAACAACTATGCGGTTATTCTAGCGGGTAACGGTAGATGTCAAAAGGCAGTTTACACTGTTCCTGCGGGATACTGTTTCTTTCTGACTCGTATTGACGCATTCTGTACGGATGCGAACGGTGGTAAAGCAGCACGATTTAGAAACTTCTTGGTGTCCAATAATGCTTCTGCTCGTGAACTTAGAGTTGCTGACACCACATTTTTTGAGAACATGAACATTGTAAGACAGGCACCGTTTAAGTACGACGAAAAAACCGACATTGAAATGCAGTTAAGGTCTTTGTCAGGTTCTACTTTTGGATCAGTATTTGCTGAAGGAATTTTAGTACAGCAATGATAACTGGAAATAACTAAAAGTTATATGCATATAGCAAAACAATCCTTTACTTTTGTGTCCAGATATAGTACAATGCGCGTATGAAATCGTTTATGACACATCAAATGCTCTCTGAGGCGAAGAACACTCACATGACTCACATCGAGGACAAAGTCCTCTACGGTGGGGTTGAGGGAACTCGTCAGGCGATCAACGCACTTCGTTCCCTGCGCGATATGCTTGCTGGCAAACATAAGGGCGATATCTCCGTCAAGTGGGACGGTGCCCCTGCTATCTTCGCAGGCATAGACCCTCGCGACGGTAAGTTCTTCGTGGCGAAGAAGGGTATCTTCAACAAGAATCCTAAAGTGTACAAGACGAAGGCAGATGTCGACGCCGACACTTCCGGCGACTTGAACGTAAAACTCAACGCTGCTCTTGAGGAACTTCCTGCTCTTGGCATCAAGGGTGTCATACAGGGAGACTTCTTGTTTGGTCCTGGCGATGTAACGACCAAGAATATTGGCGGCGATAGTTATGTCACGTTTCATCCCAACACTATCGTGTATGCTTTGCCTACTGGTAGTGCTGCGGCGAAAGAAGTGAAGACTGCTCGTATCGGTATCGTGTGGCATACAACATACACTGGTGATACGTTTGAAAGTATGCGAGCATCATTCGGCGTCAACGTTGGTGCTCTGAAGAACAGTCGTAAGGTTTGGAGTCAGGATGCTATGCTCCGTGACGTGACGACTGCCACTTTGACTGCTCGTCAAACAAAAGAAGTCACTGAGTATTTGTCAACTGCTGGTAAGATATTCCAGAAGATTGCTGGTAGCACCCTGCGGCAACTTGAAGCGAACCAAGAACTCGCTCAGTTGATCGAACAGTTTAACAACACTTTCGTTCGTAAGGGTATGGTGATACAAGACTCGCGCAGACACGTAATCGCGTTACAGCGTTGGTTGCGCACAAAGTACAAAGCAGAGATGGACAAGCGATCCACGGAGCGTGGTAAGAAAACGCAAAGAGAAAAACTCAACAGAATTATGGCGTTCTTCTCGAAGCAAAACACCGCATCATTGATCGCTATGTTTGAACTGCAAAAGAATATTGTATTGGCGAAACTAATGCTTATAAATAAACTAAACGCTCTTGCGAATATAGGCACTTTTGTCAAAACACGCAAGGGTTACAAAGTAACAGGTCAAGAAGGATTTGTTGCTATCGACAAACTTGGTGGTGATGCGGTGAAGTTAGTTGATCGTATGGAGTTTTCATATAACAACTTTTCACCAGATATATTGAAAGGATGGGATAAACCTAGTAGGAACTAAACGTGGCAAAACCGCTCTCATTTAAAGACTTCGTCGTCGTTGATTACGTCCCAGGAACTGGAGAGTATATCAACTATCAGGCGCACAAGCGACATAAGCAACAAGGTGCTGGCAGCAATGCTGAGTATGCTTCTTATCAACCTGAAGGTGAGAAGATAGAAGAAGCACTGACGCATGCTCAGCGCATCAAGCGACGTGTTCAAATGAAGAAGATGAAGGCACGTATCAAACTTGGTAGGATTCGCGCAATGCGAAGAACACCAACTATGGATGTTATCAAAAAGCGAGCAAAGAAAAAAGCAAGACTCATGATTCTGAAAAGATTGACCAGAGGCAAATCTAAGTCAGAGTTAGGTTTTGCGCAACGTCAAGCATATGAAAAGAAACTTGATAAGATGGGTCCTCGCATTGATCGCATTGCCAGAAGGTTAATCCCTGATGTTCGGAAAGCTGATAGAGAACGAAAGAAAGCAGCGCAATCAGCGAAATAATTCGTAATGTAATCGTAGGGAGACGACGATGATAAAGTCGTTCAATGACTATCTGGTAGAAGAAGCAAAGGTCGCTTACTTTACCTTCGGTCGTATGAACCCCCCAACTTCTGGTCATCAGAAGTTGTTGGACATGCTCGCAAAAAATGCAGGTAAGAACCCTTATTTCGTTTTCTTGTCGCAGTCACAAGACGCCAAGAAAAATCCTCTCGACTATGGTTCGAAGGTAAAACATGTTCGTAAAATGTTTCCTCGTCACGCTCGCCGTGTTCTGATCAACAAGAAGATTCGCACTGCCTTTGACGCTGCATCATATTTGTATGAGCAAGGTTTTAAGAACTTGGTCATGGTCGTAGGTTCTGACCGTGTAAGAGAGTTTAAAACATTGCTCGACAAGTACAACGGCGAGAAAGGACGTCACGGTTTTTATAACTTCAAGAACATCCAAGTAGTTTCTGCTGGAGCACGCGACCCTGATGCCGAAGGTGTAGAGGGTATGTCTGCTTCTAAACTCCGTGCGTTCGCAGCAGATAATGACTTCGCAAGTTTCTCACAAGGTCTCGGATCTATGAGTAACAAGGACGCGAAGAAGTTGTTCGTTGATGTGCGCAACGGTATGGGAATCAAAGAAGAAACTGTATTCAAACGTCACGTAGAACTTGATCCTGTATCAGAGACTCGCGAGAAGTTTGTAAAAGGAGAGTTGTTCGAAGTCGGCGATCAGGTTGTTGTAAAAGAATCTGAAGAGGTCGGTACTATTACCCATCTGGGCAGCAACTATGTTATCGTTCAACTGAGCGAAGATAAGGTTGTGCGTAAATGGTTAGATGCCATTGAAAAGTTAGATGAGTATGTTTCTAGTGCAGAGTTTATTCCTTCGCCTACTGGCGGGAAAAGATACGCAACTCTGAAAGCAGAAAAAGATAAGAAGTATAAAGCAGCACAAGATCCAGACATCAAAGACCGTGAAGGTTCTCAACCAAAGGCATACCACAAGGGTCTATCAAAAGCAATCAAGAAACGTCGCGATGCCCATTTTAAGAAAGGGCAAGATATGGACGACAACAATCCAGCAGCATATAAGAAAGCTCCTGGTGATGCAACCGCAAAAACTAAACCATCTAAGTACACAAAAGCATTTTCTAAGATGTACGGAAAGGATTGACTAAATACCTTTCGGTACATAGCATGTTTTGATCTGGGTGTTAACTTTTTAATTCCTTTGTAATATTGAATAATAAAATGCAAATCTGATTTGATTTGTTAGATTCATTACATTAGGAATTGTACGATGGATAAGTTAGACTCGAGTCTTATAAAGATTGTGCTGATTGGATGCATTATTATTTTTGCATTCTCCATTGCTCCCGCATTATATGCGCAGGAAGATGCTGTTAACCCCAATTTGGTAGAAACTAAGTCGGAAGTCAACAGTACAATCACAACGAATGGTGCTACCACCACAACAATAAAATCGCCACCTGCATCGGCGATTACACCAACCATTAACACATCAAACTCTGACCTCTGTACTTTCGGAGTTGCTGGTGCTGTTCAAACTCAAATCCTTGGTATCTCTACTGGTACGCAGTTTACAGACGAAAACTGTGAACGACTCAAGAACGCAAAGACTTTGTACGACATGGGTATGAAGGTCGCTGCTGTTTCTATGATGTGTCAAGACGAGCGAGTGTTTACGGCGATGATGAACGCAGGAACGCCATGCCCATATGACGGATTAATCGGCGATGAGGCAAAGGCAGCATGGTTGGCGTCAGGTGAGATGGAAAATCAACCAGAAGTCCCGAAGGAAGGATTAGATGAGACTACAAAGAGCACAGCAGCTGCTAGTGGCGGTGTTGCTGGGTTGTTGGCACTCTTACTCCTACTCTGAGCAAGTATTTGGTACAACAACCAATGCAGCGGATGCTGGTCTTAATTGGGTTATGTCCAATGTGTTGCCTCAGGCGACAGGGTTGACTGTTAGTAATGTGATTTATAGTTACACGACTATCAAGAACGAACAAGATGCTATGATAGTTTATGTGCAAAATGAAGACGCACAAAATGAAGGGCAGTACATTTTTCGTGAAAAGGATGACTGGACAGGTATTCCAGGAAATACTATAAATAAGGTTATACGAGTCGGTCAGGTTCCAATCGAACGTTGGGGCGACGGTAGTATTGAATGGGAAGGGAAAGGTGAAGTTGTTGAACCATTTGTAGCATACACGTATCAGTATGACACTTGCTTCGACCCACAATCCGATCCAGAGTGCCCAGGATATAAACCTGAAGTGCCAGACATACCAAACGTCGAACCAGTTGATCCACTCGCTGACGACGTAATACAAAACGAACTCGATCGTGAGATGACTATGCGCGACGAGGATGACGAAGAAGAACAAGAAAGATTAAGAGTCGCGGAAGAAAAAGAAGAAGATGAAGAGGAAGTTGACCTAGAAAATATTTTGGGTATAGTTAACAGGTCACTACAAAATGCCGAGGACACTGCTAAACAACAGCAGATGATGGCATTAAATACTTTTTCTTCAATATATTTCACAACTCTGCCTGATACGAAAATAGAGGACACGGTAGTCCTAAAGGATTCTAGACTCCCGAGGAATAATCGGGGTCGTAGATTACAGTTTGCGCAAGACTTACTTCATGAAAAATTAGTAAAATCTCAATACAAAGGAGAACAGTAATGTTCAAGAAAATTTTGGCTGCTTCGATTGCGTTTATTTCGGTGAATGCATTCGCTCTTGATGCACCAATTGTAGGTAATGTAGAGTCAAAGTGTGTTGTAACTCTCGACAAACAGGGTGTCTATGGAAACCCAACATCTAGTGAATTAAGCACTGATGCTGTTGACGGTGGAGTTGCTCCAGTGATTCGATACGATGTAGTTATCGCTGATTCATACAAGGCGGTTATCACGCATCCATCGTCTTTCTCTCAGAGTCCTGCGTTGAATGACACTGTAACATGGAATGGATCTACTGCTGTAGATGCGGTCTCTGATGCTCAGATGTCAGCATATGACACAACGAAAATCACATATGATAGCACCACAGAGATCGACCTTGAGTTCACTGGTAGCACTTGGTTTGCTGTTTCATCAACAGCAGACTATGGTGTTAACAAGGCACTTCCTGGCGGTACTTACACTGCTATCGTTGAAGCGAATTGTATAGCACTATAAACAATGCGCTTCGTTATGATGATACTCGGGTGTCTGCTGTGCGCGCAAGTTAATGCTCACCAGTGGACGCCCACATATCCCAAGGTAACTGGTTCATTTGTTCCTGGGATATATCAAGCAAAGATGTACTTGTTTAATTCGAGAGAGGATGTCTCGTATTATACATTTGAAGTGTTTGATGAGGAGTTTAAATCTGTACCGTTTGCTACAGCACAAAGAACGATACAGTTAGATTATTTAAAAAAGAAAGAAGTGGTAATTTATTTAAAAGAGGCAGACTACCTTCGTTCAGTTTATATTTGTAGTCGGTCAATGATTTTACAAGGAGATATAAGCAAGACTGTTGTATCTTCTCGGATATGTTCGAAAATACTATGAATAGAATATTATTGTTAACAGTTTATTTTGTGGTCGGATTGTGGTGCGGTGCTGCTTATGGGCAGAATAGTGGAATAAACATTGCGATACCGCAAACTCCTCAGTCCTTCCAATCAGACAGAGTTAGGGCAGGTGACGTCGAATGCTCAGCAGCAATCGGGTCATCTACAAACGTAGAGTTTGGTGTAGTTGGTATTTTGAATCAAGAAGATCCAATCTACAATCTTGCTTCTCAAGATCCATATATGTACAACCGTTATAATACGAATGAGTTCTTGCGAGATATTGGTGTGTACGGGAAGATTACTATCCCGATTGGCGCACCAAAGCAAAGATTAAATTGTAATGCGTTGTATCAATTAGAATTGGAAAAGAAACGATTAGAAGTTATGAAACTACAGCAGGAGATAGTAAACCTGCGACAGTTAAAGTTTGAAGGATCTGGGAACCCAATGGCACCAAGTTTAGTAGCAGGACCGCCAAAAGAGGAATAACATGATAGAAGTAGCAGCAGCATTGTCAATGGCAGGCTCTGCTTTTAAAATGTTAAAAGGGGCAATCGAACAAGGGCGTGAAGTACAAGATATGTACGCACAGTTTGCTCAGTTTTTTGATGCTAAAGAAGCACTCGCAGAGGCAGATCAACATGCAAAGAATCCATCGATGGTGGGTTCTCTTTTCGGTGGCAACAGTGTGGAAGCGCAGGCACTACAAGTCACCGCAGCAAGGCACAAGATAAAGCAACTCGAAAAAGAACTATACGAATACTTGCTGTATACTGGTCAACAACAGTTTTACGACGATATGATGAAAGAGCGTCGTGTCATTCGACAAAGAAGAATTGCCGCAGCAGAAAAGGCAGCGCGCAAAAGAGCAAATATCATAGACGGCATAGCAATACTGGGGTTTCTAGTATTTGTAGGTGTAGTTATCGGAGGATTTGCGAGTATCATATGAGATGGTATACGGTATACGATGATAAGGGATATATCATTGTCAGAACAACTGATAGGGAAATAGCAGAAAAGGCAAAGAAAGATGGCAGAATTTGAATTCGCTGGCATGACTTTCCGTGGCGGTAAGATGGTTGTGATTCTTACCGCACTCTCAACGCTCGGTGGCGGTGCATGGGGTGCATTCGAGTTTTATAACGATTACCGTAATATGAAAGAACAGATTGAGAGTTATGTTGCTCCTGATCTGTCGCACATAGAACAAGAGTTAGCAGTACAAAAAGAAACTATGGAATCTTTGAATTCTGGTTTATCTGCTCTCTCAACAAAAATTGATTTATTGAAAGAAGATATGACTGAGGATATGGATAAAGTGGAAGCACTTGCTCGTCGAGTTGACGATCAAACTGCAACTACTCAACGTGAATTGCGCGATGATGTTTATGCTATTGAGATTCGTGTTAACGAACGAATGAGAACACTCGATCAAGATCTGCGAGATACGAGAAAAGAACTCGAAGAAAAAATGCAGATCATTCTCGACAATCCACTCAACAATCCATAGGGGGAAGTTATGTCAGAAGAAGAAGTAAAAGCAGCAGGTTATCACCCAGCGGACACCAATGGTGATGGTAAGGTATCTGAAGAAGAACATGCTATGTATATGGAGTTTAAGAGAAAGGAACTTGAAGATCAAGACGCGATGCGTGATGCTCAGCGTAGTATGACTTGGTTTGCTCTCGCTGGTATGTTACTCTATCCAGTCCTTGTAATATGCACTGATGTGGTTGGTTTAGAAAAAGCATCAGACGTTCTCGGCGATATGGCACCAACCTACTTCGTCGCTGTCGCTGGTTTAGTTGCAGCATTCTTTGGCGCTCAAGCATGGAGCGGAAAAAAGTAAAAATCTAAACTCCTCTGCGGTATAAATAACAGTACTATAATCTAAAATGGTACTGCCAAATGAAGTTTTTGGACTATATCGCAGAGGACGTCTCTAAGGGTCTCGCTAAAAAAGCAGACAAGTCTGGCATTTCCGTTGGTACGCTGCGAAAGGTTTACAATCGCGGTGTCGCCGCATGGAGAACAGGTCACCGCCCAGGAACTACGCCATCTCAATGGGGCATGGCACGTGTCAACGCATTCATAGTTAAAAAGAAAAAAGGTGTTAAGTTAAACCACGATCAGGATTTAGCGTGAAATATAATCCGCAAAAACATGAGTGGGGAACTAATGCCTCCGATAAATATGCCAGGGAAAAGACGCCAAACGAGGGTAAAAAGAAAATGTTGAGGTTTAAGCAATTTTCTGAAGCAGAGTACCAAGGAAGGAAAGTAACTCTGAACAAACCAATGCCAGGAGATGTTGCCAAGTCAAAAGTATATGTAAAAGATCCAAAGACTGGTAACGTCAAGAAGGTAAACTTCGGTGATAAGAATATGCGGATTAAAAAGAATATTCCTGCTCGCCGCAAGTCTTTTCGTGCTCGGCATAATTGCGACAATCCAGGACCAAAGACGAAAGCACGTTACTGGTCTTGTAAGGCATGGTGAGGAAGAATAAATGTCTAGTATAAATGCTATTGGAGAAATAACGCAGGTAGAAATTGATTCTGCTACTGCTTTAACATTCACTGGCACTAACACTGATACTTGGAGTTGGACTGATGACGCGAAAGAGCGTAATCTTCTTTTAGACTCTGGTTCTGGATGGAGTCTTGAGTTGGACAGCGGAACTCCAGTTTCAATGGTTGTTGGTCAAACATATAACTTGCCAGCTAACAGCACAAGAAGGTTTATATCCGGATCGCAACCGATCAAGTTTACTGCTACGAATGTGGTTGTTGATACACCAGATAGCGAGAAGCGATGAAAAATCCAGTAGCAAAACATGCCAGAAAGTTTAATAAGGGTGGTCCAATGCGAGACCGCAAGAAGGACGATAAGCGAGGATATATGAAGCACAAAGGCAAACAACAAAGGGAAGATGATCAGCAAACTGATACGACTGGTCACACCAATGCTGCTGCTAAGAAACCTCAAGATTATACCGATCCTGTCACTGGCAAGCGCAAGACTCGCATGGTCCCTGTACATAAAGACGTACAGAACGAAAAGTTAGATCCTTCAATGGGAGTCAAAAAATACATCGACGATTTCCAAAAATCAGATGCTCCGCAGTTTCAGGGCAAGTCAAAAGAAAAACGAAAAGAAATGGCAATCGCTGCTTATCTTGACGCCAAGCGCGGAGAAAAGAAAGAGGGTTGCTGGGACGGATATAAGCAGGTAGGTATGAAAAAGAAAGATGGCAAGTCAGTTCCTAATTGTGTTCCAGAATCAGTTAATGAGTTGAGCGTAAAGACTCTTAACAACTATCGACGCAAGGCATCAAAACCTAATCCTAATGATTCAGCGACGAAGCAAGATAAGCGATATGCTGGTGTTGCTCGTGCTGGTCAAAAGTTGGATAAGAAACTTGAGTCTACTGCTGCCTATGGACAATCGCAAGCAGCGATTCGTGCTAAGAAGCAACGAGCAGGTATGTCCACCTCCGACCAACATAAGATGGGTA